GAGCCGTTGTCCACCGGCCGTGTTTGTTGCAGTTGGGACGAAGTCGCTGATATCCTCTTGTGAGGAGAATCGCACATACATCGGATCCTGCGTGTTCGCAGAACCAATCACGGTCTCTGTCCCAAAACAAACGAGATGTCGGTCAGGGGTGGAGACCAGTGCGTACTTGCTGGCAGTGGGTGCCCCTGCCACGGCCGATGCGCGGGTGTTCGTGCCAAGGCTCGGTTCCCAAATGAAAGTCCCGCCATCCACCAACTGGCAGATGACGTTTTCACCGTAGCTGTCAAACTGCCACACGCGGGAGAAGAGCGCACGGCCTTGCGTCCCGAGGTCAGGTCGGGGCGTACCCCAAGTGCTCTCGCCCCAGGTGCCTGTGCCCCAGCCGTAGTCAAAGTAATTGACATCAGAGCCCACGTTAATTTGAAACTCGGCAGTAGCAGACCCTTGCGCAACAACGGTAGAACTTGCACTTGTTGAACATTTAATTTCAAACGTACCGGCGTTGATGATTGCTTGAATCTCAAACTCTCCCGTGAGGAATGCGTTTGCAATTCCACCAGGGTTGCCAGTTACGTTACTCAAGGTCACAAAATCTCCAACAATGGCGTTGTTGGCTGTGGCATTGACACGGACGGTCGTCGACCCGGATGTCGTGGTAAATGTGACGGGAGTTATAGTTGCTCGAATAGGTGTTACATCAAACCACTGCGAGTTTGTGAAGACATACAGCTTGCGGTTTGTCCCGACAATTGCATAAGGAACGCCAGACAAATCATTCCATGTAAAGACCTCTGTGATTTGCCCAACAAGGTAAGTTTCAGTTTCGTTGAACCAGGTCCATCCCCCGGTTTTTTCCGGCAGGCCATATTGAAACCGCACAAAGTCGCAATCAATCCAGCCACCTTCCGCGCCGTATTCGGTGTTCTGCTTGTCAATACCGGGTTTTAGAAAAAGGCGTTGTAAGGGCATTTCTTCCTCACTGGAACATGGTCAGCTTAAGTACAGATTGCGTTCGTCTTTGCGACGCTTTACTAAGCCAGGCAATTCTTTTCCGGCTGCCTTGGTCCACATCATGAAGGCTTCGGCAGCTTCTTCGTAATCCCCACGGTTATGCTTCATCCGGATGGAAGACCGCTGGAGGTTCCCCAAACCAACGTTAAAAGCGAAAGAGACGAGTGCACCAAACCGGCCAGGAGTAAGGCCGTTAGGACACAGTCGTAGTACGCCTGCCTCAAATCGCCCGAGATCCTCAGTAAGAATTCGGTCCACTTCGTCCACGGAGAGGGTGCGGTCCCAGCCGTCGGGAATTGGTAAATTTTTGCGTTCCTCAAGTTTCACTCCTATGTGTCTTGGGTCAATCACATGGCCTACGGCCGTCGTCCAAAGTAGCGCCGGACACCTGTAGGGCCTAAATCGCACCCCCTCGTGGTGCTTAATCATGTGGATGACCCGATCTTCTACTTTCATTTTTTAAACGACTGACTTCCAAACCAAAACGCGATCACGGATGAAAATATGATGGCCGAGTCCTCATCCCACAGAATCTGCATGGCCTGGTCAAACGGCACCCCGGTCTTCCATGCGTAGAAGAATCCAAAGATGTTGACGAACAGAAGCATGGCGAACATACCGTAGGTAATGACTGGCCGGACACTAGCCCGCATATTGATTACCCACTGAGATGCTCCCTTGCCAATCTCGATGTCGTGGGCATACAGGGCTTGCCGCTCTTGAACCGCTGTCTGCATTGCAACCTGGTCGGTTCGGATCTCTTCAACCCGAGCCTGGGCCGCGTAGCCGCGCTCAAGCATCTGCAGTTCGCGTTCGGTCTGCATTCTGGCTAAGGCCAGCTCATGGGTCTTATCTGATTTGTCCTGAAAAAAATCTAGGATCTTTGGCAGACCCCCCATTAAGAAAGAAATCAGGGTTGAAAGTAATGTAATCATGGTTTCCTCGTGTTTAGGGCCTGTATTGAATGAAGGTATAAGTCGGGTACGTTCCGCCGTACCCGTCGACCAAAATCCCAAACCCAAAGGTATACTCGTTGTTGGAGAAGAAGCCATTAGGGCCAGTCATGCTTACGTTCACCGAAACACTGCCACCATTTCCGATGGAGAAGTTGGTGGGGCTGATAGTCGTAGAACCTCCAGTAGGCCTCTGGATCTCCTGCACGTACACGCTTCCTGTACCGGTTCCTGGTATTTGAGCCACGGTAAAGCTGCTGTACGACGTTACCCCAGCGAATTGACGGGGGATCGTGGCAGAACCTGAACTCGGATTAACTGATACCTGCAAAACACCCGGGGTCGTGATGGTGTTACTGAATCCGCTATACGAGCTGTTGCCGTAAGCGTTAGTCGCATAAACTCGGAAGTTGTAGCTTGTGCTCGACTGCAGTCCAGACACGTAAATGCTGCCGGATCCCGAGGTATTCACCGTGCCGGTGTAGCCGCCAGGGCTCGACACAGCGGTATAGCTCGTAATTGTTGAGCCTCCGTTGTATGCTGGAGCCGTGTAGGACACGTCCGCAGCCGAGGAACCACTCAAGGAAGCAAAACCGATGGTTGGCGCATCGGGGACCCCGAACGTGCGAATCTGGTTACTGGACGCACTTGGCGGGCTGTTGCCAAGCGCATTGGTCGCGTACACCGAGAACGTGTAGTACTGGCCAGACGTGAGGCCGCTAATGCTGATTGTGCCGCCGCCGGACTGGTAGACCGTAGCGGTCTGGCCGCCCGGGCTTGATACGCCCGTGTAGCTAGTGATCGGCGAGCCGCCGTCACTTAGCGGAGGGCCGAACGTAACCGAAGCCGTCGTAGCGCCTGTTGCCGTTGCTGTGCCAATAATTGGCGCAGTAGCTAATCCAACGCCTGCGAGGCCATACCCCCGAGCGCCTGCGTTAGAAAAAGTACTGAGCAGCGGCATTATGCAAACCTCGTCTGAGCCTCCAGCACCACAAAGGAGCCGGATCCTGTCTTAATGATTGTGGCAATGTAAGAGTCAATACTGCTTGCATTACCAGTCGTCGGAGCCGAGCCACCCTGCCATTTCGGCGTTATTGCGTTGCCGTCAATCGTGAACCCGGTCTGGCGATACCCAGTACCCCCGTTCGTGTTCAAAAAAGCGACGGTGACTGCTTCGCCCACATCCATGATGCTGTTGAGGGTGGTAGACCCATTGCCGCGCACATCTAGCGTCCAGTTCCCAGTGGCGCTGCCCTGGTAGTACAGAACGGATGCAGTAAGGACATCAAGGGTAACCAGGCTAGATGCTGCATTGACGGAGATCGCAATCTTCTCTTGGGTCGAGAGCAGCGTCTTGTTTGATAGGTCCTGGAACGCAGTAGTAAAGACGTTGCCGACCGCCTGGTACTCAACATCTGTCGCGCCACTGTTGACGACAAGCGCCTTATTGGCATTGCCAGCATATGCGGGAAGAATGTTTGAGCGTGCTCCCGCGAAAGATGTCGCGCCAGTGCCGCCACTGGTAGCCTGCAGGGCCGTGGTCAGTGTCAAGCTAGACATGTGGTTGAGAGCCTCAACCACGTTGGTCGCATTGTTGTAGACGTACATTGAACGCCCAGCGGGGACAACAACCCCCGTTCCTGTAGCATTTCGCACCTCGACCTGATCGGCCAAGGCGTTATTGATCAGGTAGTTCTTCTGAATTGCAGGGACTGTTAGGGTGCGAGAGCCCCCTGAGCTACCGGTCAGCGTCAGACGTAAATTACGTGCAGCCTGGGTAGTATTCGTATTGGTGAGAGTGAGTACAACATCAGCGCCGGAGAAGAGGACGTCGAAATTCCCGACAATCGCTTCTTCAAGAGCAACTCCTAAGTTGACGTTTGTGATCTCACCCCAGGTGCCTGAGTTTTCCCCTGTCTCCATCAACTGGATTTTTAGGGAACTATAACTTGATGGCATGTTCTGCTCCTTTGGCTCTTAGTGGATCACTTCATTCCAATTGTCGTCCTGTGTGTCGTCCACCACTGTCCAAGTGGTAGCGGGTTTGACGGGCGCGGTCCACGTTGTCGATTGAGCCGCGTTGACCTGGACCCACACCTCAGATTGAGCGTCGTCAACGACATACCAATCAGGCGTTTGTGGGTCAGGAATTACTCCCCATACTAACACACTAGTTACATTTATGATAGCTTGTTGCGACGCCAAAATGACGGTTGCTTTACCCGCAGCGTTGAGTGTTCCAACGCTCGCTACCATCGGGAGTTCCGCGACCAGGGTAGTTGCGTTTGCCTTGGTCGAGACACTATTGAGGTACGAAACAATCTCCTGCGCCGTCACCGTGGTGTTGGCGTCTCCAGTCACCAGAAGACTCTGAATCGCTCCGAGAATCTGCTGGGAGGTCACATAGACTTTCGTCTGCGTGTAAATCTCAACGGCAGCCTGAAGCGCCTGGATTTCTTCTCCGGTAATGGTGGTCGTGGCCTTGGCCTGGATAGCCACAGAATTGACCAGCGCCTCAAACTCGGAACCGGTCAGGACCACGTTAGCTTTAGCGTCTACCTCCAGGCTGCCCGTGATAGCACTTAGCACCTGAGAGAAGACGTAAACCGCAATGCCTGTCTTAAGGGTCCCCTGCTCGGCGGTCAAGAACTGCGAGTCAAGCTGGACGAAGCCTTTACCTGCAATGGCCACATTGGCCAGGTAGGCCTGCATATCCGTGCCGGTAAGGTAGTAGGCCGAGTCCGTGGTGAAGGTGCCAGTGAAGGCCTCCAACTGGTCCTGGGCAATAAGAATGACGTTGCCAATGCCGATCACCGACGGGGTGGTCAGCCCCATGGTCATCTGAATGCCGTTAATTTCTGCCAGCGCAGGAATACCCGTCTTCGGTATCGAAGCAAACGGGACCCTAGCAAATGGCGCAAAACCAAACATTATTTAGGCCTCGCCATCGCTGCCAACATCTCTAGCATGTGCAACTCCTGTGCCGACTTCCGGGAAAAGGCACGTGTGAATGAACGTCTCCACCTCCGCAGGGTCAAGGCCAAGCGCCGCCATGACCCGAGGCGTGTGCGGGTTCTTTTTCTGATTTTGGCAGTACCAGTCCTGTCGTTGTGTGTATTCCCCAATTCGCTCACGGCCTACCTCCTTTAGGTAGTAATCCAGGTTCTCTGTCACTAATTTTAAAACTGTGGCAAGCTCTTGGGAATCCTGAATATTACCTGCAGCTACCATTGAGCGACTAAATATGTTTCTGGCCCATTCGGGCAGCTCGCGCTCTTTGCTCCAGGTATACCCTGATACACGATCACGGAACCAGCCCAGCATTGCGTGAGTTGGATCGGTCGGGCTAAAGTCGTGAAAAGCTCCGGTGACCTTGCGCGGCCCTGCAATGATGTCAAACCCGAAGATCGGGGACGGGTCATCCAAATGTGGCATGACCGTCAGGTGCAGCATGTACAGGCCCTTGGTGTCGCGCGCATCTACAATGTCCAGATGAGCGCGGCGAAATGAGCTGCTGCGGAATACGTAATTAGGCCAGGAAAAACGGTGGCCCTCGTCATAGGCCTCGTACTGGCGTAGACGCGATAAGAGGTTGTCGTGGGCCTCTTCAAGCTGCTCGAAAATCGTGGGCATTGGGGCTCTCCATACAAGAATCCCGCCTACTTAAAAGGAGGGCCCACAGTCCAGCATACCGCCGAATATCGGACGCCCGAGGTCACAGGAGTCACACGATGAAGTACGGTGGATGGAAAAACGATGATAGACCCCCGAGACTTAGGAGGTTTTTTTTCGAGTTCCTTGAACTCCAGATCGCCCCCTTCGTACTCCGAGGCGTCGTTGAGGAGAATTGAGCAGCTCACCTTGCGTTGAAGATTGTTCTCATCTGGCGTTTGAACGTCAGGATGCCAGTTATAGTGACCACCTGCTTCGTACTTTGCCATTTGAACACGCTGCGGAAAACTGATGTCAAGATTCCACCCAGCTAGCCTATTTGCCATGTGTGAAAAGTGAAAAGCAACTGCAGCGATGGGAGAAGTGAACTCTTCCCACAACACTTTTGTTACCCTTAATTCTTCATTAAGTAGACCATCCCCTTCGCGAATTCGACCATCAATGGCCTTTTCCCAGTCCAGTCGACTCAGTGCGTAATCACAGAAAGACTGGTCAAGAACCCCGTCCCAAGCCCAATAGACGTCTTTGAACACTTCATTCTCCTGTATTCAGCGAATAAGCTGCCGATATTTCATCAAACAGCCGAAGTGCGTAGTCTAAAACAAGGTTAGCCTCAGAGGCAAGGTCATCCGACAATTTTGCCCGCACTTTTTCAATCAACCCGGCTCGATCTTCAAACTCATACATGCGACCAGATCCAGGAACCACTTTTTTAAGGATTTGGCCCCCATACATGTCAGCAAAATGGCGCGCATAGATGTGCGCCCATAGCCGTGTTTCGGGGACTGTATAGACGTAAAAAATGTAGTCCCTGGTGGACTGATGAACTTGGGCATTTCTTTCTAGTTCATCAGCATCCTGTTCAATTAAGTCAGCACGACGAATAGCCTCAATGCCCTCAAGCATTTTCAATTCATCTGCCCGTTTCTCCAGAGCAAGATAGCACATTGCCTGGTTAAACAGGTATTCGGCGTAAGCTTTCGGAGGGATCTTCCCGGAAAGTAACAAGACCACAAAAGGATGTTTTTCGGCCTTATCGTGCCGAGCTTTTATGTGGTCTCGTAAAGCCATTACATGGGGTCTTTCATGTCAATGTTAAAGCTAACCATGATTCTATTCTCATTAGACTGATTTGCTTCCGTCATGTGGGGAAGCCAGGCTGGAAAGATGACCATTTGTCCTGATTCAACCACATGTGTGTATATCGTAGGCACAGTTGGGAAGTCGTTGTAGTGGCGGATGTACATGGTTTTAGCCACCGCTGACGGGTCTTTAAAAATAAGATTTCCACCATTTTCAGGCACATGAGCATAAAAAACCCCACTCAACATCGAATTGGAGTGCACATGTTCTGGCACGTATGTACCGGGTGGATAAAGCGTAATCCAACTATTCATAAACGTCATGACACTGTCCCCAGTGTTGACGCTAGAAATCATGGTTTGTGCAAAAACTTTTAGAAAAGTCGAGACTTCCTGCCATTCCGGCTTATCCAGAATTGCCTCCGTAGAAAAGGATGTCACGCCATAGCGTTGAAAATCCTCTTTTAAAGCAGAAACTTTCCCATAATTCCATCCTTCGGAGACAAGTTTTGCACTAGGGACGGTGTCCCTAAAGTGCAGAACTAAATCGCAGATTTTTTGTCGTATCTGGAGATTGTCGCTATGACCTACCAATAACGGCGTCTGAAAAATATTTTTTACAAAATGGCTCATTCCTTGGCTGGCTCGTCGGGCCACTCCACATCATCCGCTTTAGCTACATTCGGATAGGACGTCGGTAGATCCCTCAAAGCCTGTCGATAGGCTGCCCATTCTGCTTTTTTAGGCTCTGACAACGGGCTATCTGCCGCCTGAGTCCAGTCGCATGCTGCAAGCAAATGGCTTCGACGAGAACGGATAAATTTATCAACCAGTTCATCTTGGGTAAATTCACGAACGCTGGCTCGATTACGCACGATGCCGCCATCGTCCATGTAGTAGTCCGGAGAGTGGATAGTGACGCCGTTTTCTGCCTCGGGGGCACGCTGAAACCGGGCGTAGCCATGCTTTTTGAGGGTCGCATCATCCAGCGCAGACACCTCCAACACCTGCTTCAGGTTATCCCCGGTCAAGGGGTGGTCTACAGGATTCCCGCTGCTGTCAAGTTTGATGTATAGCATTTCTTCTCCTTATCAGGCCGGTCCAGATGGTGTGACATCGGCCACATTGGTATTCGGGTAAGCACGCCCACTGCCCCACATGATGCGAACCGCACCACTTCCGCCGTTACCCGAGGCGCTAGGCCATGAAGTTCCGGGGCCCCCGCCGCCTCCGCCGTAATCCCCGCCTTGGATGTTGCTGGAAGACTGGCCGCTACCACTGAACGGATTTTCTCCATACATACCGTTTGACCCGCCATGCGCTCCGGATCCCCCATTGCCCCAACCCGCATTATTGTTGTAGCTAGTAAAGGGGTTGTAGAACGCGTTGCCAGGAGAAGGCCACCCCGTCGGGCCATACAAGTTTACGCCTCCGCCAGCACCAGTGCCGTAAGTGGAGCTGTAGTAACTGCCGCCATATGCGCCCTGGACAGTCCCGTTCCAGCTTTCCTGGCCGTTACCACCTCGTCCAATATAGCCCCCAGCACCGCCACCACCTTGGTAGTTAGGGGCGTTACCCCCGGCACCACCCCCGGTGCCGACGTAGCCCCCGCCGTAGCTATTCGCATTTGGGCCGCTCGTGGAAATACCGGATGCGTTTCCGCCACCATACCCTGATACAGTGCCCAGGCTGATGAAATAGGAGTTGCCGCCCAACAGCGTAGGACTTGCGCTAGAGGTTGTGGACTGGCCGCCTGCGCCGACCACAACGGTGTATGTCTGGCCAGGCACCACAGTGATATTGTTCTTCCAGCCCAGGCCACCACCACTACCGGCTGGGTTAGCCCAGTTGTCCTGGCCTGCACCGCCGCCGCCTATGCACACGACCGAGACCGAAGTTACGGCGGCCGGGGCTGTCCAGCTATATGTTCCTGCGCTGGTGTACTGGTTCTGGCCCTGAATCGTGCCGAGATAAGGAGTCCAAGTAAATACCCGGCTATTGGAGTAAACGCCGTTAGTAGCAGTTACCGTAAAGTTGAATGTTGAGAGGTATCCAATCGGACCTGCAGGGGCGGTTCCGGAGAGCACCCCCGCTGAAGACAGCGTCAGCCAAGCCGGAATCGCGCCTGCACTGACGGTGTGGACCACAACCCCAGACAACGCAGTCGCTTGTGTGGCAGTGGAAGTAAAGGCTGCGGACGGTGTAACTGTATCAGGCAGTACGCCTGCACCAAAGATTGGATAAGCCCCGTTAACAACTAGCGTCAATGCCTCGGTAATGTTCCCGGTGTTACTCGACCCATCAGCTCGAATGTTAAAACCGGAATAAGAACCTGCAGCAGTGCTAGAGCCGACCGTGAGGACCCCGGTTGAACTGTTGATTGAAACACCAGAAGGAATGCTTCCAGTCAACGACCAAGATGCCGGTGGCAACAACGTGTTGGAGAAAATGGCATAGTTATAGGTGATGGCTGTGCCTGTCTGAGCAAAAATGCTGTCGGGCCCAACAATGTCGTTGAGAGCCAATGCTTGAAAGGCCAGGGTAGAACCTGCACTGGTCAAAACTTTACCGGTCTCACCGACTGAGGTCGGAATCGCCTGCGGTACGCGTGTATCAACATACGTCTTGACTGCGGCCTCTGTGGGCACAGCGACGTTGGTTGGATTCGCTCCGCCAAGCGTCACGTCAGACGAAAACTCATTGATAGTTTCGCCAAGCTGTGCGCCAATCGAACCAAGTCGCAGAGAAGTCAAACCGGCTAGGTTGAACGCATTGGCATTTAGCGTTGCAGTACCTGTTGCCTGATCAACCCGGAAATATTCGCCCACACGGAAATTACCGTCTTGGTCGGTCGACACGTAGTAGACGCGGCCGGGCAGGTCCTCGTTAACCTCGTTGCCTTGTGCAGGAGGCTGTGTCGGAGTGTTGGGGTAGTTCGTGGTTGCAATGCCGCCAGTACCAATGCTCAAAAAGTCATGGCCGGTAAGTCGGATCTGCGAGTAGTTATTCCGCAACGTGACCACTGCTCCTGGAGCAGACGGCGTCAACTTCTCCTGGGCAAGCGCCAACGACATCACACTAGACGAGTCGACATAGGTTCCACTGACAGACTGGATGACATACGCCGCAGAGTCCCCCGTAACCTGAAGACTTGCTCCGGGCTGTGGCGCATCATTAAATCCATTTGCAACCAGTAAATAGCCCATCTGGTTCGACACGCCACTACCGGTTAAGGTAAGAGTGTACGTACCATCCGTGATGTCCTCGCCGTTTTGGAAGTCAGCAACAGACGTTTGGTTGTAATAGATCTTCGCAGCAGACGCTTGAAGGTTTGTTACCGTACCAGTGGCCCCAGAAGTTACGCCGGTGACTGTGGTACCTGCAGCAAACCCTTGGGTAATCGGATCTGTAGTAACTGTAAGCTGCTTACCGTAAAGTGCTCCAACATGGGGAATTTCTGAGGCCAAGAATCCAAAAGAAGCCGATCCCCAAGTACCATAAGAGTTATTACCGTTGAGTGCCCGGATAACACCGCCACCTGAAGTGGCATAGCCGAAGTAGGCGTAGTAAGTAAAGCAGGAAACAATTTCCCCGCGACCACCGTCTTTTACCCAAAAGCCAATGCCGTTATCAGCGATGATGGTGTAGCCGTGAAACAGCATCGACTTGTAGCCGCTTGCCTGTGTCGACCCGTCAACAAACGCACCAATCAACCCCGAACCAATTGCCGAGCACTCTAAGATGTAAGGGGATTTTGTGGTGACTGTAGAAGCCGGGTTGAGCGCGGCCACAACGCCTTTTGGCGTGGAAGTTCGGATATCTCCAGGAGTACCGCCAGGCACCCAGCCAGTCATACCTGTAAACGTCATCTTGTTCAGGATGGACGCGTTGGACATCAGGAACATCGTTGCCTGGTTGTTTGGCGTAATGCCATCGGCTGCCAGGCCTGCGGCGGGCTGCACGATCACAGTACGTTGGTTGTCGCCAACGATCGCCACCGTGGGCGGAATCACGATGGGCAGAGCGGCCTCTAGGTACGTACCGGTCTTGACGAAAATCGTCGCAGGCTGACCGGCAGGAACGGCAGCCACCGCCGCCTGAATGCTCGCAAACGGCAGCGCCAGGGTTGTGCCCGGGTAGGTGTCATCACCGTCCGGCGACACGTAGAAGATGTTCGTCGAACCGCTGGCGTTTAGCCACGCAATGCCTGCGCCAGTCGGATCGACCGACAGCGAGTAGCCTTCCTGGCCGGGAGCGATGACGGGGAGAACGTCGTCGCCGCCCTGTGCAAAGAACACCCACTTGCCTGCATCAAACTCAACGCTGAAGTTGGTGCCGGAGGTGAAGTCCTCAGTCGCGATGTAGGACGAACCGACCTGACGAACGATGTCGTTGACCAGGTACGGGGTGTTCTGTGCCCACACGCCGCGCCAGCGGATGCCTCCGTTGAAGATCTCCCACTTGCCTGCGGCCAAGTCTGTAGCAAAGGTGCCAGAAGTGTTGGTCTGCAAGCAGGAATAGGTGTTCCCGCCGTAGACGACAATGTCGTAAGGCAGGTACAGAGTAGCAGTCGTCCACTCCCCGCGCTGGCGCAGGCCAGAAACGAAGATCGACCACTTGCCTGCGGCCAAGTCGGTTGAGAACACGCCGGAGGTGTTCTGGATCTGGCAGGCGTATGTGTTGGCACCGTACTGGACCAGGTCATTGACGTAGTACAGCGTGCCAGTCTGCCAGGCCCCACGGTTCTCAAATGCGGAGATCCAGGGAGTCCAGTAGTTGGTATCGGTCGGAGGATTGCCGGTCGTGTTGGCGGTACAGATGTACAGATTCGCGCCGTATGCGACCACGTCGTTCGGGGCATACGCCGTCGCGTTGTTGTACACGCCCTCAGGAGCAATACCGGTGACGAAAGGGTCCCAATAGACAGTGTTTGTCGGGTCGTTGCCTACAGTCGTCTGCTTGGCGATATAGGCATTGCCGCCGTACTTGACGACGTCGTTGGCCTGGTACGAGGTGACGGGGTTGTAATTGCCTTCCCACTGGATCGCCTCAACAAACTGCGACCAGAAAGCAGGGAATAAATCAGGCCGCTTGTTGATGTTGTCCTGCAGCGCCACGTACACCGTCGAGCCGTATGCGACGGCGTCGCCGATGTAATACTGGGTGGCATTCGTCCACTCGCCAACGAAGTTGATGCCCTCAACCATCAGCGCCCAGTACGCCGTGTCGGTCGGCTCATTGCCGATCGTCTTGACGACGTTGATGTAGACGTAGACGTTACCGCCGTAGCGGACAACGTCGTTCAGTTCATACTCAGTGAGCGGGTTGTAGTTGCCAGCCCAGTAGAACCGTAATTTTCCAAGATCGACGACTGTAGTCATATGAACACCATCTCCAGGTGACCCTTATCGCCCCACCGGAACTGATAAGTGTCGGTTGACCAAATCCAGTTTACGTATTCATTTGGGCCAATGATGTAGCCCGGCTGCGGCAAGTGGACCGTCGAACCATCGTTGATGATGTCTACGTTCAAATCTCCTGTTGCCTGGATCAGCTTGAACCCGTAAAAGGTCTTATTTGCTAAATCCGTCCCTGTGTGAAAACCAGCCATTAGACGCTCTCCAATACAGAAACAAGGATGTCAAACCCATTGTTGACTGCCGTAGAGGCCATGAGCTGGTCACCAGCTTCAAGAACAATCTTGTTGCCTCGCATCAACTCTTCCGTGCGACCTGGGCCGACTCGGAATTGTTGAAGAATCCTAGTGTCATTGGAACTCCTTCTGTGCCAAACGTCAATCGGGAGTTCCGAGCCATAAATATTCGCCGCACTTAGTCCAATAACCACGGTTCCGCTGGCGGCCGTGTGGATAGTGGTGGCAGACATGCCTAGATTGCGGGTTGCGGTACTTTTAAAAGATGCCATGGCTTACCCCAATGCAATCGCAAAAACAATTGCAGACCCAGCCGGGTCATAGACCAGCGAGCCGTCTGCATTGTTGTAGACCGCCCGTTCAGCAGGAAGGGTACAAAACACCTCTTTCGTGCCTGCCCCAAAGTTGACGATCAAGTTGTTATTTGAGCTTGTTAGAATCAGATCGCGAGAGATCGCCCCGGAACTGTAGGTCCCTACGCCAACCTCCCATTGACCGAGCTGATCGTTGGTGATGGTGTAGTAAGTGACGTTGCCCTCGCCGATCGCAGCCGCAAAAGTCGTATACCCTGTATACGCTCCCGTGACTGTAAAGTTCCCCGTACCAGCAGAAGCACTGGTTTCGCGGACTCGATCTGAGAGGACTAAGGGCATTTTTACACCAATCGAATAACAGCGGTGGCAGGACCAGGAGGCGGGAAGATGACAGTAAAGTCACCGTCAGTGGCCGTCTTGTCCGACCCGAAATCGAACACCGCAACGCCCTTGTTGCCTTCCGTGCTGTTGTAGATCATGCAGCCACGGGCCGTCAAAGTGACGTTCGGGAAGGTCAGGTCGTTGAAATCCAAAAATGCAGTAGTGCCAGAAAGCGCCACACCCAAACTAGTCAACTGACCGCCGCCTGCCGGGTAGTTCGTACCTACCGAGGACACCTCATCGGAGGTCGTGTACACAGTGGTGGACGCGTCAATCGTCGCGGCCGAGGTGTACAGCGCCAGAAAAAAGGTGTCCCCAGGGACATCAAAATCATGCACGCCTTCAAAAAGCTGCTGTTTGAAACTAGAGCAAATTGCTTGTGTAATTGCCATTTTAATTCTCCAAGAGTTTCACCAGATCGGCGTGTCCAAATGATTTTAACTTAGCTGACAAAGTTGTTCTATCAGAAACGATAGCTTGTCGCATGTAGTGGATCAAAAGGACGCGAATCTGTTCTTTGAATGCCTGAGCCTGGTCACGGATCACAGGGTGGACGTTCTCGCCGACGTACATAATCTTTTCAAGCGCCTCATCGGCAAGCTCCTCCGGCGTCCGGCCACGGTTATTTGTGGTTCGGACAGAGACACTGTTAAGTGCGGTCGAGAATTGGATATCCATTTAAGGCCCCGGACTAGGTGATTTAATCGGCAGACGGGCCATGCCGTCCCTGTATTCGTCGCGACGACGACGACCCTGTTGCTCGATGCCCAGACCTTGAATCGCCTGCTTGTAGCTGTTCTCAAAATAAGCCAGCATGTCTGTCGGCCCTTTGGTGTAGCTGTAGGCCTGGATCAGGCAAGCGTACAAAAGAGCTTCAGGGGCATAGGTGCTAATCCAGGTGTTTTGGACAGCCTGTGAAATCTGTGGAGGCCTACGGATATACCCTAACTCGACCACATAGTTGGCATTTGGAGTAGGCGCAATGTAGAAACTGTCCTGGTCCCAGATCGAGTAGTACTTGGGGATCCCAACATCATTCCCGTCTGGCCAGTACTCCTTCATGAAGGATGTATCGCGGAAATCCAAAAAGATCTGATCATTAGTCACCGGCACCGTAATCATCATGTACCGATGCGTAAGCATGTCCGAAGGCGCAGTCAGAAACTTGTTGTTGTTGGTCATCGTTCCAGAGACCTCCAACTTGAACACATCTAGGTCAATGTCGCGGAGAATGCGATTCTCCGCCATCGTAATGAACGTGTTGATCACCGAGTCAGAGAACACATTGGACCCGACTTCGGTGTAGTTACGGATGTTGGTGACAAGTTCGTTGTAGGTCATGTGATCATCACCGTCAATGTCCCAAGGCTCATGCGGCCTATCAAGGAAGGCTGCTGAGGCTCAGGCTTCATGTTCGTAGGGCTCGATACCGATCCATTCAGCGTGTTGGATCCCCCAATGCTTTGGAACGCGGAATCTGCGGGAGCCCCGATATAAACCGACACAGGTTCAACTCGGTCAGGTCGAGGCTGCAAAAGAGCGATCGCATCGCCGTTGTATTTCAAAGGCTCAAGCTGAGGCTCTTTTGGCTCGTAGTCATCAGGGCACACTTTAAAACCGCGCCAATTCGTCCGCAGGACGTTATACGGATACCGCTGACCGCAGTAATCGCATAAGCCAAAGGAGAATTTGCCGGTCGCGTATGCCATGTCAGTACTCCAACTGAGGCACAAACGACACGCTTGCAATGTCGCGATCTTCCTGGGCGGCTCGCGTGAAGTCTTCCTCGTAAATCTGCTTGAGAACGCCTGTGCGCTCGGGGGCATATTTAAGGGACAGTTGATACGCGAGACCAGACGCCAAGCAAGGCAAGAACCGGAAATTCACGTCTGACGTGTTGGTGTACCCGCCTGCATCTTGGATGCGTCGAATACGGTAGTAGACAAACCCGTAGTTCTGGTTAGCGGCCGGATAAAAAAAGACCTTTGGGACGTTTGTTCGCTGCACATAGTACTGTGCAGGACGAGCTTGGGTCGTCTTATCCGGGACGTTTAGGTATTCCTCGCGGCTAATTCGATCGATAGTGATGTCAGTGGAAGGGGACTGTGAATAGTCTCGAATCACCGCTGACAGCACGTTAACCGTGTCCGCCGCTAAAGAAATCTCGTTTGTCCCAGGGGTAAGCGGGTAAATCGCCTGCTCAATTGTCCAAAGGTTTAGGCCGCGATTGGCCCAATCCAAGAACAAAAGATTGAGCGACCGACGCGCAGAAGTAAGCTGATAACCATTAGTCATCCGCATACCACAACGCTCAAACGCCTCTTCGATTAGGTCATCGATCGAGAGGTTGAAGTCGGTCGTCCCAGAGGTGGCCATTAGTCACACATCCCGCCTGCACGCATTTTCTTGACGCCCTTCATGGCCATCATCTTGTGCGCATTGACTGCCCCGCCCTTTCTCATCATCACGGGACCTGTCTTTTTGCTGGTCTTAGAGACCATACGATTTTTTGGGCCGCTCATTACGCAGCCGCCGCCTTTGGTGGCGCAACCCATGCCTTTTCCAGCCATGATTACTTTCCTTTCTTGGCGACTTTGTCGCCCTTCTTTATTGCCATCATCCCGCCGGTAAGGGCAGGTCCCATTTTCTTCATGGCGCGACCCTTCGCGTCTGAAGTTACGCGCTTCAAGGCGCGTCCTGCATTGTCAAGCAAGACCATTTTTGCCATGCCCCCGCTCGCCATTTTTTTCGTCTTTTTCATGGTGCTCTCCTTAGCTGTTTTGGCTGATTCTACGAACGCTTCTTTCGTGGGCGACCCCTTCGAGCCGGGCTTGCGCATTCTTTCTCCTGAGCCTTCGGCGATTCTTTTCCTCTTGGCCCAGATGTTGGCGTAGAGTCCTGGCTTTGACATGTGATCTCCTTTTTTTCAGCTTCGCTGGGTGATTTGGTCGAGCTTTGCTTCGAGTCTGTTGAATCTATTGTCGACGTGTTCGACAATTTTCTCCAGATCTGCACGAACTTCTGCACGAGTGATGTGATCACGGGCAACCTCCTCTCTTGTTTTGTTAAGAAGAATGCTGAGACGAGTCACCTCAGCGAACTTCTCTTTTAGTACGAACCCCATAATTCCCACCAATCCCGTAAGGATGATGTTCCAGATCAGCATCTCCATGGCTCAACACTTCCATCTTTTTCTCGCCTGGCGAAGGCGACTATTCGGATCTTTAGCGGCCTCCGGAAACATCTTCATTTGCCCCGCCGAACGCGCGCAATAACTTTTGCGGCGTTTGGCACGTGAGACGGAATACGGCTTCTGCTCCGTCACGGCAGTCATTAGTTTGCTTCCAGGGTTCGCACGACGATAGGCTGCCACGCCTTTTTTTGTCATGCCCGCTCCTGTCTTAGTGGCGCGAAAATTTCCGCTCTCCACTGAGGTTTTGATGCCCATTCCTGATCGTTTAGCTGTCGCCATCGCGAAATCCAGTCTAGTGATAGGACATGAGGTACATTACGTGGCAGCCCCGCCCTCGAAAAGGACCGTGACACTAGTGATAGTCGCCCCAAACTTCAGGAATAAGCCGTCCTTAAACAGGATGCCCTGATCCGGAATCACAAAGTTCTGGGAGTCAGCAACGGAAGTTGATGACAATGTCATCAACTTTGGGTCAGTGTCAGCATTGCCATCGTAAAACTCAAGCGCAGACGGGGCTCCCGCGCCGTGCGTGAAATACACACCACACACGCGATTACGACCGTTGATAGCCTGCCCTGTAGCCGCCTTATAGACGGTTGAGATATTACTCGCGCCCATAGTACACCTCCATTAAGCAGGGGTGACGGTAGTAGCGTTAGAGCCTTTCCACGCGGAAGCTGCGGTAGCGCCCGTTGCGGTGTAGATCACGCCCGTGGCGAGGTCTACAACAGTCTTGCCGACAAACTTGTCTGTGGTGTTGGCTGGATCGGCAATAGCGCCGAGAGCGGCGGCCGTTGCGACCGGGAAAACGAATCCGTTGTTAGAAGCAACTGGACCCGAAAAAGTAGTGCGTGCCATTTCTGGTTCCTCACATGCGAGTTATGGCGTTTCTGTCTGCATGTCGTCAGCCGGGACTGTCAGAAACACCGGGGACCCCGGTATATATCAAATATACACCCATTCTCAAAAAAGAAAAAGGGGGCCGAAGCCCCCTTTTCCATTAGGCCGCGCCAGGGCAGCCAAAGATGCCGCGTGGGTCGCTAAAGCCGAAGCTGTAACGCTCACGAGCCTTGTAACGCACGTTGCCAGTGTCGAAGTCGCCTTCAAAGCCGGTCTTCATGCTTACACGCTCAAACATCTTCATGCCGTTGGGCGCATCAGTCTTGATGAACCACGCATCCGGATCAGTCAGGTAATGGTTCACAGAGTAGCCCTGCGGAACCATGCCCATGTTCTTGATCGCGTTAATGTCGTTGTCTGCAGTACCAACACGCAAAGTAGACTTCAGGATGCGGTCAGCCGTGAACTGCAGCTCTTTCGGGATGATGAGCTTTAAGCCCTGAACAGCGATCTTCAGGCCACGTTCGTCGGTGAACGCTGCGATGTCGATCAGGGCCTGCTCTAAAGAAGTCTCTGACAGGTCCGCAGGGACTGCCAGTTCGTTCTTCAGGTTAGGACCAGACAGGGTCGGGTGGTTGTCTGCGCAGAGGGCCACACCGTCGCCACCAACAGAGGTCGTGAAAGCGCCGTTCAGAACGGACGCAGCACGGATCTGCTTGGTGTTGGCCATGGAACGAGCCAGGGCCTTGGTGTAGCGAGCCGCCAGAGACGCGTACAGGTTGTCCTCGACTGCCTCTTCGGTCAGCGAGAAAGCCAGTGCGATAGTCTCGTGGGTATAACGTGCGGTGTAGACCTCTTGTGCTTGGTCGTATGCAACGCCAGCACCTTCAGTCTTCACAGGCGCAGTGTCAAAACCCGACAGCATCACCTCTTCTTCAAATGCACGATCAGACGACTCGATGTCGTAAATCTGGGCGTGCTCCTGCTCGTAGCCTTTGTACTCAATGCCGAAAAGAGCATTGAGACCAGGCTCAAGTTCTTTTACTAGTTGGGCGCGTGAAATTGCCATGTTTAGCTCCTATCAGGGTGCAGGTGCTGTATTGGCAACGCCGGTGCTGCCATACATATGTGCGTTGATCTTAACCACCACGTCAACATACGCTTCACCCAAAGAATTTCCAGGTTGATCGTATGAACCAACTAACTTCAGAACGAGGCCTGCAGTGTTGGCGATCGCGGAGGCATCCAATTGGGTGCCAGAAACACCCGTGGTGGTGCTACCAGTAGCGTAGGCGATAGGTGCGTTTTGGCCCATTTGGGTCAGCGTCACGGTATCGTCAGCTTGGATAACAAACAACTGGCTGGGATCGTCAATTACTTCGGCGCAAATTTTGCCGGAAGTAATGTTGACAGAGCCCGGATAGAAGTTCTTCCAAGTGGGTTTGCCGGTGGTGGGGTCGGTGTAGTTACAGCCGTTAAACACGCCGACTGCAACAGTGTGCAGGGCAGCGTCAAACTTGACGATGTAACCGCTAGATAGAGTGACTAGGTCACCCTGAAAAATTGCTCCAGCCTGGTTGTCAGCAATGTAGTAACCGTACTGTTTTTGTGCACCAGTAGCGGAGAGATTGCCGAGCGGACGCAGACCAAAGGCTTTATTGACGTTTGCCATTTTGTCTTTCCTTAAAAATTATTCGGAACCCTTGGGGCTTCCGAACGAGGTACGGGACCGTCGCTCTGGGCGTTGAATCCGCATCGAATCATGCGAGTTGGATTTCATCAGCTCATTGTCAACGGACTGTTGAATTTCCTGGGAACGCGAGTTGTAGTACGCATTGCGCTCCTCAACCGTCTCTTCGGGGATACGAGCCAAGAGCAGACCTCCCACGCTGATCACACCAGCATGTCGGCCGTCTTCCATCGTAGGCGAAGCGAAGTCGGGATGTTCATCCGAACGAACCAGTTCGTAGCCCTCGCGCAAGCGCGCTGCCACGTTGATTCGATCTTCAATACCACCCGCCTCGGCGCGGATCCAGCGATGCTTGAATCCCGGAGGAGCAGGAGGCGCATCAAGTCGGGAAGGCGGAGCCCAAGAGCGACGGCGCGCAGATCCCTCGCGGGTTTCAGAAGCACGAGAACTGCGGTTCAGTTTTGGCACATTCATTTCGCTCATTTTTTCACTCCTTCACGTACTTGGCGTATTCCTCAAGCGGAACACCCAGTTTTTTGGCAATCGCAACTTGACTCGGTGACAACCGGACAGTGCGGCGTGCATTATTTGCTCCCGTAGAACGGGCTGCAGGCGCTACCGTTTGCACGGGGCGGGTAGTCCTGTTATTTTGTTGCGCGGGATTTTGTTCGGCGAACTTATGTGGGAACGCGTCACGCATCCTGCGGTCTAGTTCATCATAATACTCGTTTGACTGCGGGTCAAACCCCTCCGTCGCAATTAACTGCATGTGAATGCCCCGAACAGCGGCAGTCATGGCGACATCGCGGCCAAACCATTCGTTTCGTTCAGCCCAGTCCTCGGCCTTAGGGTCCGGTTCTTCCTGGACTTGGCGAGGCTGAGACTGGGGTTGAGCATAGGCCTGCTGCTGAACTACTTGCGCAAAGTGAGATTGCGGCTGTGCAGCAGAAAGTTGAGCCTGGCGGGCGGCCGACTGTTCGGCAACCTGTCTTTGGTCATACAAAATGTCGGTCAGACGTTGCTGGGCCTCTGTCTCAGTATCAAAATCACCCTCTTCTCGAGCCTTTTTAATGATCTGCTTTAGAGCGATGACCTGGGTCTCAATCCGGGTCTTGGCCTCATCCAAACGGCTGGCATCAAAGCGTGTAGCCTGATGTTCCAGCTCCTGGGCGCGTTTTTGGACCTGCTGGGCATACTCAATCGCTGCCTGTTCACGGCGCTGGGTCTCTCGCAGACGAGCAGTCAGCTTGTCAATGCGCTTTTTGACCTTGTCGCTGTACTCTTCTAGCTCGTCATCTGCTTGAGGCTTCGCAGATTGAGTAAGGGTTTCTACTGATGGGGGTTGTTCCTTGTCCAGAACCTCAGCGTTTCCGCCATCTGCATCAAGGGCCACTGTGGCGGGTTTTTCGTCCTCACCGATACTAAATTCAAGCTGGTCGCCTGCCATACTCTTCTCCTTTACATGTGCAAAATATCAGAAGGATCGTTGATCCGGCCAATAATTTCGTCGTCGTTCAAGATTCGGATTTCCCCGCCGTCAATATTGATACGGGATCCCGCATACCGCCCAAAAATGATCCAGTCCCCTTCCTGGCACCAGGGTCCGTTCGGGAATTTGGACTCATCTTTATAGGCTAAGTCGCCTACACGAAGGACATAGCCAACCGTAGTAGCAAGCTGCGTCTTTCTCTGGGTTTCTTCGGCGAGCACGATTCCCCCTTTGGTCTTTTCAGGACCACGATAGGGGAGAATGGCAATCCGCCAGCCCACAGGGATTGGAATTCGATCACGCACTGCGCCAGGCAACTGGTCAGGATCGAAATTCCCATCGGCGTCATAGGCATCGTCGAGGTTTGAATCCCGAAGTGCTTTTGCATCGGTCTCCTCCTTCCACTTCTGCTCTAGGGCCGTCAGGGCCTTTTCTTCAACAACTTCATCAGTCATGCTGGATCTCCTTTGGGTTAAAGAACGTCATCGTCTGGGGTCCGTTTCTTCAAAAGCTCTTTCACGGACGTCTCGACCAGCTTTAATCCCTCAAGGCGACCCATCATAAAACGATAGCGTTCCATGTTTGCAATCGTGCCATTGAGCACAATCGCTTCGGAGTCAGCGATCAGCTTTCTAATTTCTTTTAAAACCGCATCTGCAAATTCAAGCATGGTCGTATTCCCATGAAAAGCAGACAGTGTTTAGGCCACTGTCTGAAAGCCTTTGGTCAGTATATCTTGACCGGATTATTACCGTCTTTCTTTTTAACAACCATCACCGGACCTTGGACGCCCTTATATTTTTTAATCATCTCCCCGCCCTTATATTTTTTAACAGGCTGATTGCGGGATTTACCGGCAGTGGTCAAAGCAATTGCAACCGCTTGTTTAACAGCGGCTTTCTTGCTCTTTGGCTTACTGGTGCCGATCGCGCCTTTCTTCTCGTATGTGCCCACCAGCTCACCGATATTGGAGCTAATGATCTTCTGGCTCGAACCCTTTTTCAATGGCATCACTGTCTCCTTGCGTTGATCTGTTGGATTTGATTGCTACGTTCTTGCTGCTGGGCCATCATGTTGGCGCGCTCACGAGCAACATCAGCTCGAAGCTGTGCAATGTTTTCTTGTGACTGGATACGCGCCTGGTTGGCCTGTGCGTTCTGCTGAATCTTGGCGTTATCCAACTGCAGGCGCTGCTGCGCGATTTGGTTGTCGGCTTGATCGGCCTGCGCACGCTGTTGGATCTCGGCCTCCTTGAGCGCAATAATGGGATCAGGACCCCCGCCGCCTGCCAACTGATTCTGCATGTTACGAACCTGCTGCATGCCCTCTGCCACCTTGAGAGCAATCATGCCTTCGCGCTGGATTGCTGAGACCATGCGGTCAGGATCATTGCCATACTGTTGAAACAGTTCGGCTTCGGTATCCTCCTCAGCCTTCAGGCGCACATGCTCAAGAATGTGCTTTTGCAGGGACAAGACAGCCTGCGGCATTGTCTGCAGGATTGGCGACATGCCCATCGACAGGTGGGAGAAGATATGCGCGTCATGCTGTTGGCCAGCAAACGCCTTCAATTCCATCATGTCAAGCAAGTCAGCATTCTCTTGTGCAGGGTCCTTCGGGATGTTGGTGTGCTGAGGACGCAGAATGCCGTCGATGTCACGCACGTTCATGGCTGCATACACGCGGTAGTAGGCCTCATACATGTTGTGCATCTGCGGGGCGCTCTGTGCAACCTGCAACTGGGTCTGCGCCAGCATGATGCGCTGGGCAGTGGAGAAAATATTGGGGTCCGCGACCGGCAGCACTGCCACCATGTCGTCAAAGTCCTTGCGTTTGATGCAACGGCTTGCGCCAGGCACGTCGTAGGGGTACTCGTCAGGCAAATACTCACCAAACCCGGCAGCCAACATCTCAAATTCAAGTTTTTGTGCGTAGTGCAGACGCTTGTGTATGGCGGACATCACCATAGAGCCACGTTCGAGCAGTGCAATTGTCGTTCCAACGGCTGCCTGCTGATTTCCGTCGCCAACTTGCATGTCGGCGATGCTTGCTAGGCGTCTTCCTGCGTCTACGCAGAATCCCAACAGCGCAAATAGCGTTTGACTGGGCTCTTTGTACGGCAATGGCAACAAAGACGACGTGAGTTCTGAGCCCCCGGCATCCATGTCGCGCCATTCGCCCGGTTGTAGCGGCTTGTCGTCATCAGAAATGCGTGCGCCCTTGGCTTTAAAACCTGCAGGGAGGTTTGCAAGCGTTCCGGCGTCCAAAAGCTGGCGCAAGGAGCTGGTTGCGGACTTGGAAAGGCCGCCGATGAGGTGCACAAAGCCCAAACCGTAAGCGCCAGGGCCTTCCACGAGCACGTAATGGACAAAATACTCGATTCGGATCTTGAGTTCATCGCTCTCCTTCCAATTTCGACGGATTCCGACCAGTCTTCCCGTGCTTTCCTCGACCGTAACAATGTAAGGACACTTAATTCCGGTAAGTTCGTTGTCTTCGTCCTTGTCTTCAAAGCCTTCAAGGTCTAAATCGACATGAAATTCGAGCAAAAAGATCTCGTCTGTGTGCGTAGTGGGCGATTGACCAGTGATTCGGTCAATTTTTGCCTGAATATCGCTGGGTTGATCCGGTGTTGGCTCGGGTTCAATGGCGTAATCTAGGTATTCACCTGCCCGAACACGCTTGCGATAGTCGTTTTCGTACATCGGGATGCGATGAGTGATGCGAGGACACTCGCTCATTACGCTAGACCCGTTGTATGGGATGTACAAATCGTCTGCCAAGACCAGTTTTGCGACCATACGGCCGATTTGGGCATCGTAATAGGTCTTCTTGAACACCGAACCACCGTAGCCAAGGAAGAAAAGCGCCTGGTCCATCTCAGGCGTGTACTCCTTCATCACGGTTGTGATCTGGTAGTTCATGAAATCCTGCACGCGAGAGGCTTGCATGGACTTCTCAATGGTCTCCTTGCCCAAGATCTGGGTCCTGACCGGTCCGCCAGCGGGCATCAGCTCCTTAAATGCCTGTGCCTGGAACTGCACCACAGCCTCAGTAAGCATTGGATGCACAGCACCAGAGGCCCCACGGAAGGGCTGAGTACGCTCTTCTAGCCTAAACCCAAGCAGGTCCAAGCCCTTGGAGTACATCGTCTCCCATTCAGCACGCGAGGCCTTATCTGACTCGAACAAATCAAGCAGGTCCAATGCCACACGATTGCGTACGTCGGGGTCTACGACATCGGCCAGGTTGGCATAGAAGTCAACTTCCTTGTCTTCCTCTTCTCCGATCTCAACGGTGGCACTGCCATCGTTCTCTAAAACGACTTCAATCTCCGGCATATCCGGCGCGTCGATCTCAACCTTGAGATCAGACTCAGATGGCATTTCGTTTAGTGCTCTGTCAATGGGCATGGTTATCGCCTTTATACATTAGAAAATGCTCCTTGCGCCAAAACCAGCTCTTTCCGACCAGTCTATCCTGACAGCTTCTTCTAGTTCTTCACCGGTCTTGGTTTTTATATAACGCTCGGGCTGGATCTTATCAATAGGCAAGTCTTTCAAAAACTGCACAATTATTTCTTGGTCCGCAGGGTCAGGGACTCCGTTGAAGTTGCCTTTAATCTGTTTTACAAAAAGTGTGCCGTCGTCATTCTTTCTGGCTTCGACTGTCACTCGCGGGAGGTTATCCGGCCCACGCAGTGAGAATATTTGAGCCCGTCCAGACTCCAAGGCTTCCTTTCCGCCTTCTCCGTAGTTGCCCTTTTTGGCATAGCCACCTATAGAGTGGTGCATCGCCGCGCCTTCTAATTGCACAGCTTGAGGGGTAAGCAGCCTTACCCACTTATCTTGGCCCATGGGTCTAAAGGTCTCCGTTCCAACGTCAAAACTTTCTTTAGGCACAGATTTATTGCCTTCAACTTTTTTTATGACCTCATCCCAATCACGCTGCAGCTTCGTGTTTTTTGTTCCTTGGACCACGGCCTCTGCAAAACTCATGTTGCCCAACTTGTCAGGGTTTAACGTGGCAAGGCTTTTGGCAAGGTTTTTAGGGTCTAAAAAGTCTAAAGAAGGAGAAGCGGGTATGTCATAAAATACTTCTCCCTCACGAGCGGCCCTGATTAAAGTCTCATCCGCCATTTCTTCAGGTTGCAAATACATGCGGCTGTTTGGATCCTTAGCAGCCTCAGGAAATTGTTCGCCCAATAGTCTTCGTGCAAGGTTTTTTTGGTACTCTGGCGAGTAGTTCTTAAGCATTGACTCCGTATCTATACGTTGTAAAATTGGCACAGTGATTTGCTCTAGATCCACGCCTTCTTTTGCAATTTTGTCCAACATGTCCTGAGTTGCTTTATCTCGGATCTTTGCAGCCAGGTCATACTGATCTCGACTGGGAACCGCAACAAACTGCTCAATTCCAGACCTGGTGTCATACATTGTTTCAAAATCTTCCAATGCCCTGGGATTACCTTCGCGAGCGGCCTGCAACATGTAGTCCCTGAAGTTTTTCGCATCAGTCCCAAACGCGGGCAGTCGGCCCTCCAACAGAGCGTCCCGCAATGGATCACTCCCTGTTCCGTAGGTCGTAGTCAAATACTTACGGCCCTTGTCGTTAATGAACTGGTTTAGAGTCTTAATCTGCCCGACGGTCAGGTCCTGTGCCTCACGGCCAACTTGCTCTTCTACACGCTGTAGAAAATTATCTATTCCAGAGCCGGTGCCTGCCTTTGGAAATATTCCGCCCTTTGGCTTCAGCACTCCGCCTAAGCCACCGCCCGTCCAGTTCATCACAAATTCTTCTGGGTTTTCTTTTAGCTGCTTTGCAATGTTTTCCAAGGAGCGTTTAGCATGCGCTTTAGGGTCAGTAATGCCTTGAACAATATTGCCTGCTACAGTGGTGGCTGCCTGCGGAATCATTCCCATCATGGCAGGTGCTGTAGCCTTAAATGCCTCAAACGCCTCTCTTGACGCAGAGGGTTGCGCTCGCTCTTGTGGCGTCATTGGCGTTCCCACCGTCATCTGTTGCGCAACCTCACCCTCCTTCGGAGATCCGGTGGCACGTTTGATGAACTTCAGGACCTCACCACCACGGGCAAATTCCCCCGCGTCCCCAGCAGCGCCGCCATCAGCATCTGCGGCAGCAGTAGCCGCTGCTGCAGCCGCTGCTGCATCGGCGTCGGCCGTTACAGACGCGTCCTGCGCCGCGATCGACGCGTCATTGGAGACTGTCGAGACGTTGCCGTCCTGGTCAGACACCGTTGCGATGCCTGTTTCGCTGACAGGAGCCGCATTGGACAGAGCAGAGGCCACGTTGGCCATGGCATTCAACTGGCTGTCCGCAATCGCATTGCCTATCACACTGGCAGCAATCGCCCCCGGAGCAAAGCCAAGCTGACCATAGCCCATCAGGCCCAGGGCAATACTCTGCGCCGTGTTGCTCACGCCCTGGCCCGTTGTCGGTGATCCGGCAGGCGCAGTGCTGTCGCCACCGCTTGAGGACTCCTGGTCCTTAGCCGGTTCAATCGTCGCAGGCACGCTGCCCAGCGGCCGCGCCTTGAGTGCACCGGTTTCATCGATGTAGTACTGGTAGGCGTTCGGGTTGATCGCGCCCAACTGCAACGGGTCCAAGCGCAAAGGCTCAAGGCCCGGGGTTCCGCCACTGGCCAAATGAACAGGGGCAGCCATTCGGCCGGATGCTGCCCCGTTAGCTTTTTTTAAGATGCTCTCTAGCATGTGAGCAGATTGTTTCCGACGACGGACCTCACCGCCCTCCTCCGGAGATCCGGTGGCACGTTTGATGAAAGTAGCAGTGGACCGAGGATCACGCTTCATGGGGCCCATTGACCACCGTCCTCGTTATAGGGCCCTCCTGGATCCACCACGCTATCGACTACTGCAGGAGTTGGTGTCCCACGTGTAATGCCCGGTAAAGTGCGAGGCGCGGTCGTCGAGATAGGCAAATTCTTGGAGCGGATGTACTCGGCTGCCTTTTCCATCTGCGACTTAGCCAGTTCCGGATACGGTCCGGTGTAATTAATCGCCGAGGTGTAGAAGGTCCGTTCAAAGTCCGCAGGATTGAGCGCACCGGACTTCAGTGAATTGATCCAGTAGTTGTAGCCAGCCGGATCAATCTTGGCTGCATCTTCGGCCGTAGGCGCAGAAAATGCGCCGACCGTGATGCTATTATCCCATGTCCGACCTTCTTTACGGCCAGACGTGTTGTAGTGGTTCTTGGCAAACTGCACATAGTCCGTGTTTGGATCGGCAGCAATTGCCTTAGAGAAAGCATTCGACACGTCCGGATTACGCATGTAGTAGTCCTGTGCCTGCAACGACGGAATAAGAACCTCGATCCGCGCTTTGTTCGCCTGTGCCGCGTTCCAGTTTGTGCCGTAGTTGGCGTACCGCTGGTTGAGGCCTTCCATCTCTTTTGCGGTCGCATTCGGATTGAAGTACGCCTTGTACATCTCACCCATACTGGTCGGATGGAATGCCGCCAGATCACTGCCCATGCCAGTGCGTCCAATATTGCCGTAGGCTTCCTTGACGCGCATTTCATACGCCATCGGATCAAACTTCTCCTTGAGCTGGTCTGGCGTGAGCTGACCTGTATCAAGCTGGCGCTGGAAGTTATAGGCCATCTCCGTGTTCATCGGAAGACCTGTGCGCTGGAATGCCTGTTGAAGGGCCACGTCGCCTGCAACAAGATTTCGCGCATGCTGCTGTGACGCCGACAAGCCAGGTGTGACATCCACCAACATACGTGGGCGCGACGTGACGATCGGAGCCTGAAAGCTCGCGCCTTGGCCAGTGCCACCAGTAAGCATAGTCGCAGGGCCAAACAGATCCTTCTTCACGCCATCAACCGTGGTCGTCTGATATGCAGGCTCGGCTCTGAACCTCGACTCCAATGTCTGACCCCCGAGCGCGGACGTGATGTCTGTTGGGCTCATACCATACTGCTGTGAGGCAGATGTGATTGCTGCAGGATTGCGGTGGATATTTGCAGTGACAAGGTCAGAGATGTTCTTGTTGTACTGTGCAGTGCCAATGCCACCAGGTGCAGTAGCGTTCGTCATCCCAGGGGACATAAGCGGTGAAGCAGGCGGACCCAGATCGAACAGGCCTCCAACAGGACGTCCTTGAACGCTTCCGCCATTAGCAAAACGCTGGAGCATCTTCCGAGCTTGATTCATCGGCGGACGTGTGTGTCGGAAGTCTCCAACCTCACCACCATACGCATACGTCATCGGCATCGAATGCGCATCTTGAAAGCCATCAATCTCTTGATTGGTTGCGGTGTAGGGGGTGAGATGCATCGACTCAACGTCTCCCCCATTAGCGTAGGGCACCACAGGGAAAGTTGGATCAGAGATCTCGATCAACTCAAAATTTTCCTCTGACGGATTGCTTTGGTCCATAGATGGCCCCCTAAAAAGTTCTTGACATTTTATTCTTCAATAATACTCCGGCACAAGAGATTCCTCTTTTGGTTCGTCAAGGTAGTCCGATTCAAGGTTGATGAAATTCCCCGCTCGAAATCTCATTAACGCCTGGGTAGTGGTATCGACCAGGTCGTCGTTGTCGCCATTGGGAAAAGCTGCACATTCCTCGATCAACTCCTCAGCCCAGTCCGTGTCAGGTGCCCAAACCATCCCTGACTCCAAAATTGGCGCAACCGAGTTGGCTCGCGAGATCTTGTCCTGCCCCGCCCGGCGGCCACCAGGCGAGTACATTGTCACTGGGATCCCAACACGTCGTAGCTCCTGTTGCAAAGTGATTCCAGTGGCCTTGGCCTCGATTAACACATTATCGGGTTTCCACTCATCGTATTCGTCCTTGGCTACTCGTTTTAGCTCCGGAAAGTCCCATCGACCCTTTCGGACCCCCAACAAGATAATGTTGGGCCCTGAGTCTTGGTTCGGGTAGAACACGCCCCAGGTCGTGATCGCAGAGTAGTCAGCCGTCTCCTTCTTTGAGTACGCCGTGTCATAACTCTGAATGACGTAATTCACCGACGGTGGCTCGTCATGGGGCCACACCTGCCACCATTCCCGCTTCAAAATCGCACCCTCGTCGTTGGTCGGCTGCTGCTGGTACATCGCGTTCCACCTCTGTGCCGACAAAGAAGCTTTTACGCCTAAGAGTTCCTCAAGCTTCCAAAACTCCGGCCACAAAGCCTTGCCAGACGGCAGGATCGCAGGGAATTCAATGACCTCCCACTGGTCCGCCTTGTGACTGGCTTGGGCTTTGAGTAAACGCGCCGTAAGGTCCTTGGTTCCCCAACGGGTCATCACGATCACAATCGCTCCGCCCGGCTGCAGTCGAGACCGTGGGCCAGAGGTGTACCATTCCCAGCAGTTTTCCAAGGCCAGATCTGAGGTCGCATCCTGCTCCGAGTGCGGGTCGTCAATGATCAGAAGATTCGCACCGCGACCGGTCATCGCGCCGCCCACGCCAACAGCAAAGTATTCCCCGCCATGGTCCGTGTCCCACCGGCCAGCGGCCTTGCTGTCCTGTTTGAGCATCACATCTGGGTATAGCTCCTTGTAACTGTCCATGGACATCAGATCACGGACCTTGCGGCCAAAGCGCACCGCAAGCTCGCCCGTGTGCGTCGATTCAATGATCTTGGTGTCCGGACGACGGCCCATGATGAAGGCCGGGAGCAGGTAGGAGGCAAATTCAGACTTCGTGTGCCGGGGCGGCATGTTGATGATCAGACGCTTCAAGGACCCCGATGCAATGCGGTCGAACGCGTTTGCCATCTTGGTGTGATGGTCCCCCAGGATCGCAGAGGGCCAAACGTACCTCACGAAGTCGATGAATTTCTCGCGAGCACGCTCTTGCGCGTCAAGCTGGAGCATTCGCAGCTCAAGTTTCGCTCGCTGTTCTTCAATGTCTGGAGGCGTGTCTGTATGCATATACAGGTCTGTTTCGTTTTGAATTGCAAAAAATTTTTGGCCAAGTGCATTTTGCACAGAAAGGGGTACTTTTGGCAAGAAAGTTTCACGTGAAACAGGAGTACCCCAAAAAGGGGCCTAAAACTGTTTAGGTGGTAATTGTTTGTGCGAAATCGGGCCAAGGCCTTTGCGCATTTTGCGCGGGCCGCGAATCGCGCGGCCCGGTTCGCGGTCCGCGTCGTGCGCCAAAATGCGCGCCGGGACTCGCCCCCGGCCCCCGGCCCAGGCACCCGGGCGGCCACGGCCACGGCCTGCAGCTCACGGCCCAGGGACCACGGCCCAGGGACCACGGCCCAGGGCTCACGATACGGCGGCCACGCCCTGGCGCAGCACGGCCCGGGGACCCCGGGCCAGGTTTCCGATAGGCCAGGGACCGGCCACCAGGCGGCCGACGTAATGGCCAGCAGGCCAGGCGCTGCAGGGCCTGGCGCATGCGATACGGGGGCAGGCATTACGCCCAGGTGACCAGGCGCAAAAAAACCGGGCACGCGGGCCCGGTTTCGGTGTGATGCGGCGTAATGCCGCGAGGGTTCAGGCCAGGCCCAGCTCGGCCCTGGTGACGTCGCGCAGCCAGCGCGGGCCGAACCGGTTCCGGACCTGGCGCAGCAGGTGCCCGGCGGGCTCGCTCGCGTCGGTCCCGGCCAGCCAGGCGGCGGCCAGCTCGGCGCGCCAGGCGCGGCCGTGCCTGGTGGCGAATGCGGCCACGGCGGCGAGCTGCTCGGCAGTCGGCCCGGCCATGCGGGCCAGGATCACGTCGGCAGTGTCGCGGGCGTCCTGGCGATCGTCGGTGTGATACTCGCTCACCAGGCGGCCGGATGCGTCCCAGGCCTGGACGCGATACTCGGACCAGTCCCGATCGAACCCGATCCGGACGCGGCCCACGTCCTGGACGGCCACCACCTGCACCAGGCGGCCCACTACAGCGGCGGGGCGGCTCATGCTACACCCCCGGCCAGCTCGGCCAGCTCGGCGGGATCGCCCAGGGTCCAGGGGGCGGCCTGATAACCTGGCAGCAGGTGATCCGGTACGTCGCGCAGGACCCCGGCGGCCCGCTCGCGGGCGGCCTTGATCACGGCGCGCAGCACGTGCCAGGCGTCGGATTTTTCCCAGCTCGCCCAGTCGCTGGCCTGGTAGTCCAGGCAGGCGCAGGCCTTGACGATGTTGACGGGGCGCAGCTCGCCCAGGGCGGCCACCTGGTAGCCCCCGAATGCGGGGCATTCGTCCTGATAACGGCCCTGGTATCGCTCGGCGAATGCGCGCCGATTCGCAGCGGCCAGCAGCTCGGCGGCCACGGGGGCAGCAAACGGCAGCGGCACGGCGTGCAGCTCGGCCCAGGTGATCAGGGTGTTGACGTGGTAGTCGGTGACGATTAAGCAGCTCATAAGGTCTCACTTTCTTTCTGTATACGTGCGACGGTGCACGGTGACATTTTCGCCCGAAATTCGCGGCGTAGTCAATCGGGCAAAAAAAACGGGGCCACGCGGGCCCCGTCCAGGTGCAGCAGCTCGGCCAGGTCAAGCGGCCAGCAGCTCGGCGGCGCGCGCCTTGAGTGCGGCCCCGGATCCAAACCAGGCGGACTCCATCCGGGTATTATTTGAGCGGCCCCGCTCATGATCCACTAGCTCGGTGACGGCGTTAAGCATGGCCCAGCGAGTACCGGCCACGCCCGGCAGGTCGGACCCGATCGCCCGGCCGTCGAACAGCTCGCGGATCCGGCGGAATGCTTTCGACTCGCGGACGTCCAGGTCGGCACGGTGCCAGGGTTTCAGCAGCTCGGCCAGGAAATCGTCGGCCTGCTCGGTCGACATCGGCACGGCGGCGAGCTGGCGGGATTGCACCAGAAAATTTTCCCAGGCATTCGCGACGATCCCAAGCTGCAGGCGGACGGCCTCACGCTCAAATTTTTCCGAATGCAGCACGCGCACGGCGCTGGCCAGGTAGCCCCGCGACGTCTCGGCCTCGCCCTTGATCACGCGGCCCTGGGAATATCCGCCCACGGCGGCGGTGATGGTGTTATTGCATACCACGCGAATGGCGGTGAATTTCGCCACGGTGGCCATGGTCCCGTCGTACGACGTGCCCAGCAGCAGGTAAGGCTTTACCAGGTCCCGATCCACCACGGGGGCAGCATCGCCCACGCTGGCCAGGGCCCAGACGCGTTTCCCGTCCGATAACGCGCCCGCCGTTTCAAGCTGGAATCCGCCCAGGTCCACCAGCTCGCGAAAAAATTCCATCACTTCGCCCGGCTGGACCACGTGGTACCCGTCCGAAACCACGGCCAGGGGCGCGCCGGTGTCGGACCGGCTCAGAACCTTACGATTCGGCCAGGTTTGCAGCTCGGTGGTGGCGGGGGTGTAATACTTAACCGGGGACTCAATCACTGTGTAGCCTAGCCCGGCCTCGCGGGTCCAGGTTTCAATACTTGCGCCAGGTGTAAGGGCCTGGCCCAGACCGTGCCAGGGTGTCGCGCCGGTGTAGGCCATTGCAGCGGTGCCGGTGGTGATATCAATCATGTGCGCCATTTTGCTTTCTCACTTTCTCAGGTATACGTGCGGGATTGCACGGTTTGAATTTTCGCCCGAAATTCGCGGGGGTGTCAAGCCTCCGCAAAATCAGGGGGCGGGCACCAGCTCGGCGGACCTGGCCACGCGGGCGGGCATGCGCCAGGTGGCCCCGAATCCGTCCAGCACGCGCCAGCCACGGCGGCCCAGGGACTCGGCCAGGGTGTACTCGCGGCCGTCGCGCATGCGCAGGCGGGCACCAGGGACCAGGGCAGGCCTGGCGGATTTTTTCGCATGATATTCGCGGACCCGCTCGCGCCATTGTGCGGCCCAGCCCTCGCGCTCGGCGTGCGGGGCGTCCAGGTAAGCCAGGGGGCAGTCGACGGCGCAGGGCCCGACGGTTTCGTCCAGGTCTTTATACCCCCAGCCCGCGCCCCGGGAACCCTGCAGCAGGTCCAGGCCGATCCAGTGCAGGCCGGTGGCCCGCTCGCGGATCAAATACCAGTGATGAGAACCCGATGCGCAGGTGCGCACCAGCTCGAATTTTTCACCGAATCGCTCGGGGCGGCGCAGGTGCTGCACCAGGGATTCACGCGTCGGCGTAGTGTAGGGAAAAGTCCAGCCCATAATTTAGCCCTCCCGCCCAGCGCGCAAATAGTCCAGCTCGAATTCCAGGACATCGGCAGCGGCGGGCCAGAGTAAGCCCGAAAACGGGCCCGCGCCCTCGTAAGGCGGTTTTTTAATTTCGGCGATTACCAGGGGCAGCAGGCGATGCACTGCCGCGTCCCAGCTCGCGCCCTGCAGGAATGCGTCGCGCGCCTGGTGCCGGGCGGCCTCGGTGGCCTGATCACTGATCACGGCCTGGGCGATTTCTGACGGTTTCATGGTTTGCTCACTTTCTGACTGTATGCGCGGGGACGTCCCCCGCGCTGCTAGTGTATCGCAAAAAATCTCGGGCGCGCAAGCTCAAAAAATTTCGCGGCCAATATCGCCCGCCACGTGGTGGCGCAGCAGGGACCCAGGGGGCAGCGAACGAGCGAATGCGCGCAGGGTTTCGGCGTCATTCGGCGCACCGGTTTTTTTCGTCCTGTGCCACTGAATCGCTGTTTTACCCCCGGCCGCATAGCATCCGCCGGACCCGGTGCCGACGCGTTTCGCGCTGGCCCCGTGCGCGACGAAAACGATCACATAATCCCGCTCGCCACGTGCGCACAATGGGCGGCCACCGCCGCAGCTCGCGCAGGTGACGTGCTCGACGGTTTCGGCCGGGCAGCGAACGAACCGGACGCCCTGGATTTTTTTCGGCCAGGTGTCGGCGGTGTCGGCCGGTGCAGCGTATACGGCCGGGCGGCCCAGCTCGACGGTGCGCACGGCCTCGCGGACATCGTCGCAGCTCGCATTGATCACGGTCTCGCGTTTTTTCGGGATCGGCAGGGCCTCGGCCGGGAAATGCGAATAAGTCCAGGCCTGGCCATTACGGGGCACGGCCTCGCGCAGGGCGTCCAAATAAGCGACGTCCACCTGGTGCGTGCCGGTCTCACTTTTCGGATGCAGGGCGCAAGTTTTCGGGCAGGTCCCGAACGTCTCATGTACGCCCGCGCGGTACGTGACGGCGATGGGGCCGGTTTTGCTATTGCTCGACGTGGTGACGGTTTTCAGCATAATCTTTCTCGCTTTCTCACTGTATGGCCGACGGGGAAATCCCGACCGGTCCGCGTAGTGTATCGCAAAAAATCTCGGGCGCGCAAGCCCCCGCGAATCACCCGCCAAAAAATCGGCCGATCAGGGCCATGCGTAGCAGGCGCAGCAGGTCCCCGGCCGTGGACGGGGCGCGCTTTGGTTTCGGGGGCACGTACACAACCCCCCGCTGGATTTTCTGGCGCATCGTGCGCCGGTTTTGCCTGTAATGCATTGGTTCCCTTAATTTCTCACTTTCTGATTTTTCACTCGACCAGGCGGTGGCGCAGCATATGCCACCGTACGCGAGCAAGCGGCCAGCGGTCCACCGGGGGCGTGTCAATCCCCAGGTGGTGCAGGTCCATCACTTGCGCGCCACGGTATAGCAGCAGCTCGGCCTTCAATGCCGACGTGGTCCCGGGCGGATGATACTGCACTAAGACGAACGTCGGCGCACCCAGGTCCGCATGCTTCGCATGAAATGCGACTTGGTGCGGGCTCAGATTTATTTTTCGCCCGCGTTTCACCACCTTCAGCTCGATCGTGGCGAAATGCCCGGACCCCTTAAATGCCACCAGACAGTCAGGTATTCCCAGATTCACCCTCGACTCGATCCGCGTGATGTGGCAGTCCGCCAGGTTCTCCCGAATCCGCCGATACAGTCCCGCCTCTGGTTTCACTGCCATTTTTTAATGCCTCTTCTGCGTTGAATTCTGGATCGTGCTCGATCGTGCGCACGGCGTCCGCCGGGTCCAGGTCAATAATCGCCGTCGGTGGCGGCCCGCCGTACAGCTTTTTGATTTCCTCCAGCTTGCGCATAACCTCTTCTTTCGACATCGAATCGATCGTACCGAATCGAACCTCTTTTCGCTCGACGTAGATCGTGCCCAGTGCCTGGCCTCGCCGGTACTCAGCCTGCACGGCCGCACCATATGCCCCGGCCTGCAGCGCAGCGTCGCGAATTTTTTGCAGGTCTTTCATATGCCGCTCGAACGTCGTCCCGTACTTCGCATTCAGCTCGGCGCGATAAGACTGAATCGCAGCGACCACGTGCGGCGATATTTCCGCATTCGTCAGCTTCCAAGCCTTCGTTTTCGCAGACTTCTCTGGATACCCAGCGCGGATCGCGGCCTCCTTCATCGTGATCTCGCCATCACCTGATACCAGCTCCTGCACAAACTTCCATTCGCGCCCGGTCAGTGTCCGCTGCCGCTTCAACGGCGCGACCTTCGTCGTCAGGCGCTGCTGCAGCTTATTGCCCAGGATCGGGGGCGTATTGAAAACGTCTTTCTTGCTCATGCAACTCTCCGGCAGATCCATTCGCCCTCGGTCCGCTGGCGCACGCTAAACTTCTTTGCCTGGTCTCGGCGATAGAACGACTTCAGGGCGTCCCTGGCGGCCATAGCATCCCGATGCGTGACCAGGACAAAGTAGTCACCCAGCACCATGTACTTAAACGGGTACTTCGCTCGACCGCTCAGAGCGTTGCGCCGCACCGCATGCTCCCGGGGCTCGATCCCGGCCGTCTTCACCTCTTCGTCTCTCAACGGCATCTTGCCCTCCAAAGTACCCAGATCAGTGTACCTCAATAAAGTACCCATGTAAACACCTGGCCATCATCAATTTCGCGTTTCTATATAAGGGTACTTCCTGCGAAAAAAAAAATTTAAAAAAAAAATTTGAGCCGCGCGCGCACCCCGTAAATTCCTTACACCTCACGCTTATACAACAAGTACCGTGATCCGTGAACCCTTGTCCTGTCTACGTTCTTACGGCATTACGCTTATTACGGTACTTTTCACACAAAAAAACTGAAATCACTTTTTTTACAGGAAATACCTCTATATAACCACCCCGCCGACGTAATGAACCCGTTTTCTTAGGTACTTTTATTACGTCCACGAAACCCCCTAAAAGTACCCCGTTCCGGCCGTAATTCACCTCGTTTCGCGGACCACGAATTTTTGGCCAGATTTGGAGTGTGGTATAATATAGGTACTTCGGTCATTTTGATCGGGGTACTTTGTTCTTTAACATACAGGAGAAAGCAATGAAAAAGACCAATCGCGTCTGGATCGAACTCGAACTACCTTCGCGTGACGAACCCCAGCTCGGGCATGGCCGGGCCGCTGCAGCCAGTCAGATGCTGCGAAAACTTGGGGTAGACACAGGTAAGCATTACAGCCCTGTCTGGTTTGACGAGAAAAAGTGGCGTTATGCCTTTGTCCTAGATTCCGCAGGCAGCTTTGTCTGGGCCTCGGACCATGGTCACTGGTTCAATCTAGACTACCTGGCCAAGTAAGGCCAATTCCGCAGGGGGACCCCACCAGGGTCCCCCTTAATTTTTGGCAAGATTCCTGTAAAGTCCTACTATGCTCCCCGAACCTGCCGACCCATCCAAAGTAGTACAGACTGCACTCGGGGGCATCCGGGAGGCCATCAAGGCCGGGCGGGAGATTCATGAGACCGCCAAAGAGGTCAACGCGTTCCTGGATGAAGAGGCTCGGGCGAAAGTGGCCTGGCGCAAGAAACAGCAAGAAGTCCAGCGGCGCGGGGACATGATGTATATCGACGCCATCAACGAGTACAGGATTCTGGCCGGTATCAAAGCTCAGAAAGATCAGGCGTTTAAACAAATAGAGAAAGAGTTTGGGCGTAAGGCAATACAAGAAGTCAACGATTTAGAGGTAAGACTGCGGCGGGAACGCAAAGAGTTACAAAAGGAATATGACTCAGAGCGCAAGGCTTCTAGGAATACGTGGTTGATAATTATTTTGATTTCAGCCTTGGTTTACGGAATCCTTAAAACAACAAAGGTTTGGTGATGGCAGGAAAAGAAATGATTTACAGCACGGTGACGTAAAAAAGGGCCACGTGGCCCTTTTCTTTTACCGCTGCTCCCGCAGCATTACCAATGCTTCAGCGATGGCCGCCTGGGCCCCGTCGATTAGCTCCGTGGCCATGATGGTGGCGTCCGACTGATCGACATCCATGCCGGTGCTGGATAAGCGCAGCATTGCAGCGATGCGTCGCAATCTTACCAGCGCCAGCTCGATCGCCTGCTGCTCCATGGGCACTGGCTCATGTGCAAACAGCAGGCCTGCCTGCTCGGCGTTTTCTTTGCGGACCCACCGATACTTGTACCCAGGACCTGGCTCGGGTGCCGGGGGCATTGGGACTGCGGTTTTCTGAACCCTGGTCCGTAGTGCTTTCTTCCCTGGCGGCCGACCTCGGCGCTTGGGGGCTTCAACTGCTTTCTTTGCTCGTGCCATTTTTTGGCTCCTTTGGTTTAATGGGAATCATCTTCCCGGTTCTCTGCTCAAGCTCCACAAGCGCGACGGCGCGTTTCATGTCTTGCACGGTGATGACGTCCATCTGCGCGTCGTGCAGCTCCAGCAGTTCGTTGAGTGCCGTGATCTCTGGGCCTCGGCACAAGAATCGTTTCGTCGCGGCCCCGCGACTACACACTTCGTAGAGCGCCTCGCGCCCTGCGTCCATGTACTGTTTGAATTGCGTCCCGAAACCCATGCGCAAGAGGGCGTGGACGATATTGTTCATAGCGATCAGCTTGTCCATGTCCTCTTTGTCCGCTTGGCCTTTGGTCAGGCGGTTCATAGCCATGTGGTTTCTGATCTTCAGGTTGATCAAGTAGTCGTCGTGCTTGGCCACGGGCATGAGGCTCTCCAGCACGTAGCCCAGGGGATTTTGCAGAACAGGTTTTGGGCGATACTTGCTGCGCTTGCGCATCAGCAACCTCTCTCGGAAGTTTGGATAAGTATCTTTACGGGCTCGGATTGTGTGGGCAACGCGCCACCTGCTGCGTATTGCAGTGCCGCCTTTCGGGTGCGAAAGGTCAGGACCTTGTAGGACTCAAACCAGTGCATGTCGACGCGCCCGACCAGGCGTCCGTTTTTCGCGCGCAGGGCCCAGCATTGCAGACGATTTTTTTGGGTCATACGTCATTCACCATGTGCCGTGATTCGAGAGGCCTGTCCCATGCATCGACTGCAGGTGCCAGGTGTTGCGTGTTCCGTGATTTGCGCTGCCTGAACTTAAAGAAGTTCTCAAGCTCAGGCTCGTTCTTGGCCAACTCACGGGCATACAAGGCGCGGTAGTTGTTGTTCAGCTTAAACCCGTCCGCGTCGCGTGCATCCAGGAAGACTTCGTAGCGCAGCGTCTCGTAAAGGCCACCGATGCCGTAGTGGTGCACACCGGCTCGGCGCACGGCCAGCGCCAGCTCCCGCAGCCGTCGGTACACCCATGGATTCTCGGCGTGGAATGTCGCAAACATCGCGGCAATGCGATCGTCGGGCTCGTTGTCCATCTCGGGCATGCGCTTTTCGTAGGCGTCGTTGCTCATTTAACCTCCTCCATGTAGTTGAAGATGATCTCGTCGACCTTGTTGTGATCGGTCAGCTTCATCTTATTCTCCAGCCACGGTGCGGGCCTGCCACGCATATCAAGAATGTCCCAGGACCCGCAGCCGCCCTCGGCGGGGTAGCAGCGGTCCGGGGGCCCTGACACGTAGGCCGGGAGATATGCTTCGTAATTGATGACGCCGATGATGCAGGGGATGCCGCACACGCGAGCTTCGATTTTGGCGATGTAGCTTTGTGTGGGATTCGTGTTCATGCCATCACCTTCAGTGCGTTCTCATCAAGCGTGTCCTTGCTGTATACGCTAATGCAGACCTCGCCCTTGTCTGTCTTGATGGTAATTTCACGCCAGAAGTAGTCGCCGCTACTGCTCTCGTGTGTCTCACCCATCTCAATGCGCACTACGTCGCGCACGTCTAAATTGATGTCCATTGCTTTCTCCTTTCTAAAATGGTGCAGGTTCGATCTTACTCCAGTCAATACCAGGCTTGGCAAGTCGTGAACGCTTGATCTTCACCGTGATGTACTGATATTCGTCGCCAGGCTTGTCCCACACCCAGCGAATCACATGCCCCAATTCATCTAAAATCCCGTATTTAACCATTGCTTTCTCCTTTCTTGCGATACAGTGTATCGTAAATCTACCACAAATTCTACTGCATTTTCTTCCTAATTTTCGGGTCACTACCCACCAGCATCGAGGTCAGGTAATTGATGACCACGGGCAGGGGCACCGCTTCAGAAAAGGTGATCTCCTGTAAGTCCCCCAGGTCACGCTTCGCGTCAGAGATGACGGGACCGAACAGCTCATACTCCACCCCGTCGATCTTCATCAGCACAATCTGCATCATCGGGACCTTGTCACGATCCATTACATGCTTTATCAGCTTCACGAGCTTTTCTTTCTGCGATGAGTTCATCAGAGCACTCCTGGTCCATCGTAAGAATAAACAACAGTGAACACACGGCGTGTGCAAGGTGCGGCAGTCCACTTTCTCGATCGTCTGGTTCGCCCTGTAGGTAGGCGCTGAGATGGCGCAGTGCAGCGGCCGGGTATCGCTCCTCGGCACGTTTCACCTGTCGCCAGTTGTCTGGGCCGTATTTGTCAGCTCCGTACGTCAGGACGCGCACAACATCATCCAGGCCGCGAAAGGGCAGGAGGTCATAGCGCATCTTGCCCTGGTCGTATTTTTTGCCTTCCATGGTCATACCGGAATGAAGGCAGGCTGTTGCGGCAGGAACAAGTAGCCCCCAATCCCCACCAGGTAATCCTCGTGCATCGTTGGGCACGTGGCCCACTGCCGTGTGTTTGCGGCGGGGTCCGCGCTAACGGGTTCGGGAGGCACGATCGGTGGTTCGATGTCATGGATAAGGCCACAGTGCGGGCACAACACCCGCGTGTTAATTGCTTCGCCCAGGTAGATAGGCTTTGGGGTGGGCTCAGTCATTTCTGTCTCCTTTGTCAACAGGAATAAATGGGTTTTAGATGGACTTATCTTTATCGTACAACAGGATCACCTTACATCAGCCGACCACTTCTTATTTTGCTCACCTACCCACAGGCCCAGGCAGGCTATCTCTAATTCTTCTGATGGAGGATTTGTCTTCAAGGCCTGCTGCGTGCCGTCCTCCTGGCCACTTGAGTACCCAACTTGATACGCAAGCGTAGTCAAGCATGTGCACAGTACCGCGCCAGACAGGATCAGCTTCAGTCGGTCTTTCATGGCCGTCGTTGACAGGCGAAGGCCTGATGACCGACACGAAAGTTGGAAGAGAATCGACAGTCGTCGACGATTCTCTTCTCCGTTAGGTTTTCACCGAGACTGAGCCCGATGAGTAGGAACAGTAGTGGCCAGAACGCGCGCGCCCACACGGTCTTTAATCGTGTTTTGAGCTTGTCCCAGTCGACGTTTGGAAAAAGCGGGGGAGGCCCCTGCTCAACTTGCTTTTCTTCCAACTTCATTCTCCTTTCTGGGCCTTGTAAACCGATAACTCCTTACGAACCTGTTCCAGCTCTTCATGGGTCTTTGCCCATAGCAGCTTCCACTGGGTGAGCTGTTCAATCCGATCAGCAGCATGCAACATTAGCTCACGCACCTCGGGTTCCTGGGCGATAAGTGCCAACGTGCGCATGCGCTCAACGTAGGTCACGGATCGCTCCCATAAAATTGTTCAACCGATGACGCCAGGTTGGTTTCACCTTTGTTTCCTTGATCACGCGCAGGTAGTCCTGACCATCATAAGCCCGTCCCGTTTTTTCTAACAGTAGGGCCTGCAACGCACGGACCTCCTCCATTGCAGCGTCCCGCTGGCGCATGTAGCGCGCAGCCAGGCATTGCCAGTGCTCCAGGTTGGCCTCCAACCCGGCCTTGCTCAGATCTTTCATTGCATCTCCTCAAGGATTTCGTCCTCCAGGTTGATGATGTCAGACTCCGTTAGAGAATGGAGGATGTTTGGTCTGCGGGATCCAACGCTGCCGTCGCTCAGTGGGGCGAACACAGCGGTGATATCGATCTGCTGCGGCAAGTCCCCTTCAGGAGGCAGGATGCGGTATTCGACGTCAACGTCGAGCGTAATATTGGTTTTATGCACGTGGGGCATGACGTGGCCTCGCTGCTTGCTGCTGTTCCCAGAGCTTCTTCTTGAACTCACGTTCAATCAGATCCATTGCGGCTTGTCCGATCGTGGTCTCATACAGGTTTGCTAACTCACGCAACATGGCGTAATGCTCAGAGCGAATCGTCAGCGTGGTCCAGGGGGTCAGGCGGCGAGAAGGGGACTTCGGGGTCTTCTTCCCCGGCGGCGTCGGCTTTCGTCGTTTGCCATAGATAGCGGGCATCTCGTTCTCCTTTCTAAAAGACATCTCAACTGTATCTGAAAAATACCTACTGCACAACCCCCAGACGAAAAAAAGCCCGGAGGGGTCTCCGGGCAAATTGGCCTCTGCAAAGTTACTTCATCACCACTTTAAACCTAAAGTCGGCGCTTTGTAAACCTATTGCGCTTCGCCCCAACTTGGTCCGATCTCAACGTCCACACGGCTAGGTACTTCCAAACGAACTGCCTTTGCCATGGTGTCTGCAGCTTCACGGGCCTCATCCTTATTGCGCACACTCAGTGCCACCTCATCGTGTACTTGTAGCAGTAGGCGAAACCCTGCTTTGTGCAGCGCGATCATCCCTGCCTTGGTCTGATCGGCAGCCGATCCCTGGATCAGTCGGTTCAGGCCTTTGTAAGTCATCGCACGCTTGATCCGTGGTCCGTATTTCAGGATCGCTTCTTCGCGAGGCAGGGCCTTGTTAACGCCCCATTCAGTAGGCTCCCACAGCGGGAAGCGACACTTACGCCCTAAGAGGGTACGAATCGATCCGCCCGATGCGGGGTGGTCGATGCGGCGCATCACAGCGTCCACTGTGCCGCGCAGGAAGGACACCTTGGAGTGGAAGGTTGCGATCAGCTCGCTGGCCTCGTCCAGGGGCAAATCCAGGCTGTTAGCGAGCTTTTGCTTGCCCATACCATACATGAGCCCCAGACCGATCGTTTTGGCCGCCTTGCGCTTGATTCCGGCCATGTCAGCGACCATCTGGTGGAAGTCCGTGTCGGGGTCTTCCCTATACGCCATGGCCATCTTTTCTGCGCCAGGCAGGTCCAGCAGCGTGGCGTAGTGCACCAGCAGCCGGGGCTCTTGGGAGCTGAAGTCGTTGGCCGCCCACAGATCACCCTCTTCTGGCAGAAACAGCGAGCGCACCAAGGGTCCGATGATCTCATGGCGCGCAGGCACCTGCTGTAGGTTCGGGTTGGCCATGGACAGGCGTCCGGTGACCGTGCCGCCCTCGTCTGAGCGTAGTTGGTTGACGTGCGGATGGATGCGGCCGTCGTGTTTGGAGAAGTCTAGGTAGGGCTGCAGGAATGTGCCGTGGGTCTTGTTCAGCTCACGGGCTTCCACGATCATCTTGGCCACAGGGTGATCGCAGCCGTCAAGGAACGTCTTCGTAAAGCTCGGCAGGCCGGTGTTGGTCTTCGGGTAAATGACCTTCAGCGCGTCGAACGCGGTCGCGATACTGGCCGCTGCCCAGATATCCACAGTTCGTCCGCAAGTTTTCTTCAAATCTGCCAACAGCTTCTCTTCACGTGAGCGGTAGTCGTTGATCACCCGCTGCGCTTTATCGCGATCGAACCTTATGCCTCGCTTCGTAAGAGCGACGAGGATAGGAAGTAGGTCGGTCTCAAGAGTGAAAATCGACTCGACCTCCTCATTGCGTAGGACGATCTTGAAGTGCTTCCAAAGTTTGAGGGTAAGCGCAGCATCTTGTTCTGCGTATGTTCCAACGTACATAGCAGGAAGCTTCCAAAGCTCCTTCTTAGGGTGGACGCCGAAGTCGCCCGCTGCTTCTTTAAGGCCCTGCTCTGACTTAACCTCTTTAAGGTAATCGAAGCCGAGCGTATTGAGGCTGTACGAAAAGCGGTTCTCGTCGATGAGCGGGGCGGCAAGCATAGTGTCAATGATGCGACCTGAGATGGTGAATCCACTGGCCAGAAGCCACCCGGAGTCATAGGCGGCGTTATGCATGATTTTGTCGGCCGGGGTTGCAAGGACTTTTCTAATCCAGCGTTCAACCACGCCGCGATCAAGGTTGCCACCGCCACCATGAGCGACAGGGAAGTAGCCGCTCCAACCGTCCACGGCGACAGCATATCCCACGATATAGCCGTCATTGCGAGGCCAACCAGGGCCCATGTTTTCCATATGAGGATCACAGGTTTCAAGGTCAACTGCGATCTCCTTTGCGTCGGATAGATCTGGGAAGTGGCTTGGCGGTACCCACTCAGTCTGGGCGGGGAAAAGAGGTAGATTACGTTTCACAGTCGAAATCCCTTGTATTCATTCTTGGGTAAAACGACATGCAGTGACTGCCGAGCGCGAGTGATCCCCACGTAGAGCAGCCGATGGATGTCGTCGGCATTGCGTTCATATTCCGCAGCAAACTTGGTCGATAGGTCCGTGAGCAGTAAGACGTTGTCCGCCTCCCCTCCCTTAGCTCCATGGATAGTGGAAAGCTTGATAAAGACCCTTCCGGACAGTTTTGTGCCGCGTCGCAGTAACGCAATGATGTAGTCGCGCTTGTCTTCGCCAATCTTTGTCAGCACCTCGTGCCAGATCGAATCGGTCAGCAGGCCATGGCGTTCTTTAAGGATGTCAAGCGTGAAGGGCCCCTCTTCTTCGACCCCTTTCAACATCTTGTGGCCACGTGCCACAAATTCTGTTCCAATGTACTTATAGATCTGTTGCACCACGGAGAAAGGAAGCTCTTTACCTTTGCGCAAGGCCTCCCAGCCCAGGACCGCAGTAAGTACAGTCTCAGGAATACTTCGATGTCCGTGACGCTCAAACAGAAGGCCCTGGCTCTTGATCCAAGAGTGCATGTCGTTGAGCATGTAGTTGGTCGCCGCCATGATGAGCCATTCCCCACTACTGATGTCGACGTGCTCGAAGTCGTTGTAGAACTTTACGTCCCCCTCGAACTCGCGTGGATGCCAGGTCTTTTCCTGCCGTGTTTTTATCCGGTGCACTACGCTATTCGCTAGAGCGTGGACTTTTGCAGGGACGCGGTAGGACTGCTCCAGGATGATGACGTCGCCGGGAAAGTTCAGAAAATTGTTCACATCAGCGCCTGCCCAGTTGTAAACCGCCTGGTCGTCATCACCCGCTAAAAAAGCCCGCTGCGATCGCTGCGCCAGCTCGGCCACCATCTTCCACTGCAGCCGGGACAGGTCCTGCGCTTCGTCGATGATCAGCACCTCAAGCGAGGGCAACCGATCCGGCTCTTCAGTGATCCGCTCAAGCAGGTCGGTGAAGTCTAGTAAATCACGAGCCTGCTTGTACTGACGGTAGGCGCGCTCGACGTACTCGAAGTGAAACCACTCGATGTTCATCTTGCTACGGTTGTAATGCGCACGTAGATCCTCGCCTCGAATCCTGGCGATGTTGATTTCGTTCAGGATTGGGTGGTCTGCCTTCACCATGAAATCTTCCTCGCCGCTTTCGATTGACAGGTCCAGGCCTGCCTCTCGGGCGAACTCTCGGAAGTTTTCTGGTTTCATCATGTCCTTGGTGGCCACTCCAAGGCAACGATAGGCCAGGCTATGCAGCGTACGAAACCACGGGAAGTCCGTGGCCTCGTTGAGTTGTGGGAACTTGGCGATCGCCCGATCCTTCGCCTCGGTCGCGGCCTTTCTGGTGAAAGCAAAGTAGCCCATTCTTGCTGGAGAAACCCCTTGCTCAAGCTCCGTCTCCACCATGTTCAGGAGGAACGTGGTCTTGCCAGAGCCAGGAGGGCCAAATACTTTTTTAACGCTCATACATACCTTCCCAAAGATCATTAGGCCAAACAATGACTGGGGTGCAGGGACCTAGATAGGCCCCCTCAAGATTAAACTCGATGTACTCTCGGGCCTCCTCCAAGGTCATCCCATCGCGCTTCATGAGAATTTCTCGAATCTTCTCGCCGTCGTACACCAGCACGTCATTCAGACTTCCGTCCTGGCCCCGCACTATTGCTGGTCCGATGACCGCGTCTGCGTAACCGTCATACTTAATCATCAAAATGGACTCCTTTTCTGCATCTCAGGCGTGTCGAACGGCGCATCCTGACCAGCGAAGCAGGGCACTCTCCAGACCCTTGTGGTGCGGCCCTTTAAGAACAGGCTGTGAGGTTCACCGCCAAGGTCTCGAAGTCGCTGTGCCATCTTTGGTGCGGACAGGCCACCAAAGTTGTTGCGCTTAAGGTGTGCTTCGAGGTCCTTGATCCGGAAATAGACCTTGCTTTCCTCTTCATGCGTCCATGGTCGGCCCATAAGAATTTCGTCGCGGTCCATCGCCTGCTGCAAGTGTGTGCAGAACTCCTCCACCAGGTCAGTGAAGCGACCGGTGATGCTGGTGTCCTCAGACGCCTCTTGAATCTGCTCAAGCTCAACCATCTCACGCAGTAGCGTGTTCAGGAGCTGTTCCCAGTCTTGTTTGCGCAGCGTAGGTGGCAGGAGATTCAGCTTCTCCATGCACGCTTTTTGGAAGAAGGCCTGATTGAAGAGGTGATCAGTGTCTAGCTCAATGCGTTTGGCATTAACGTCGAGGAACCATAGCGGCGGCTCACTGTTATACTTGGACAGTGCTCCAAGCTGCGGGGAGTCTGGACCATCGCCACCAATTCCAAACTTGCGCGTGCGGCACAGGCCGGAGTTGCAAAATGAATTGATCGGCGCGTCCTTGCACTTGTACTTGTACTCTTTCTTGGCGAGCTGCTTAATGATGACCTGCAGCTCGTTGATCCCCAATGGCGGCCCGAAGTACTTCTGGTTGTACTCCATCAGCTTGTCTTCCCATCCCACGACGGTCTGTCGCTTGAGGTAAATGCCGATGTTGAACAATCCGTTGTTCCTGGTCCCTTCTGGGAAGCCTTGGGCGCATAGCGTCTGTAGGCATGGTGGTCCGTCTTTAACGGGGTGTTCAGGCTCTTTAGGCTCTTCAGGAAACGTCAATGGCAGGTCTTGCACATTCGCGTCGTAGAGCTGATAAAACTCTTCGATTGTGGCGCTTGTGCCGTCGTCCTTGATCGCATAGCGCAGCGTCTCGTCCCCACCAAAATACGGCAGGTTCAAGAAGTTGCCGGTGTCTCCTCGGTCGACCAAGATCTCCGATTGTTTTGGGAAGATCTCACGTCCTGCTTCACCTAGCAGGCTTGCTGAAGCCTTAAGATAGCGTTGCATCTCGGCCGCAGCAATGGGCTCCTTGACGAATAAAAATACATGCGCGCCGCCAGACTTACTACGACATACAATCAAAGGCAGCTTGAGCTTTTTCAGCTTGGCTACGAGTCCCGCATGATCGAGCGGGTATTGGTCGATGTCGATGCATCCCCAGATGCATGTGTTGTCAGCGCGGATTGGAATGATGCCCAAGCTGGGCTCCACCCCTTCAAGGTGTTTATGCCATAGGTCGTCTGTAGGAGGCTTGCGAACGACGACGGCCTTCCCAGCCTGTTTGCCGCTGTCCTTTGCCTTCTCTATTTTGTAGGTTCCATAGGCGATGTCGAGCCCTGAGAAGATCGCCTTGAACCTGGTTATATCCATCATTCTCGCTTTCTCGGTCGAAAAAGCGGGGGGCACAAGGCCCCCCGCTAAGATCAGAACGGTTGTGCGCCACCTGTTTCGGTAGCATCACCCTCATGCTTCACCTGCACCTTGCCGGAGTTGATTTGCTCTGCGAAGGCTTTGGCTGCTGAATAGACGTTCGGATCTTCGACTGACCCCACTCGCTCGATCTCCCAACCGAACCATTTGCCCTTGTCGTTGGACTCACCAACGGTCGTAAGGCGATAGATCTGGCTGTAGATAGCTGGAGTGAAGAGTCCGTTCTTGCCTTGCAGCTTCACGGACATCATCATGCTGTTCCACTTGCGACTCTTTTTGAGCTGGGTGGACTTCATGACGATCAGCGCAGGACTGGGTATGCCCTGCTCATCGACCACCATCACATAGTGATTTGCGGTGTTTTCGATGTAGTTGCCGTTGTCCAGGTAATCTTTGTTATCACCTGGTTCACGGTGTGTGCGGCTAAGAATATCGCTTGTGCTCGGATAGATCCCAATCGGCGCACCCGAACCGCTGCCACGCGGTGCCCACTCAATGTACTGCCGTACGTAGGCTGACGGGACGACCAAAATGCCCTTCTTGCCGTCGAAGAGCTGGCCTGTAACACTGTTGTAGATCATGCCGGGCATCGCGCCATCAACCTCACCGACTTCTGGCGAAGTGTTGGTCAGAAGGCGTAGAAACGGAAGCGCAAAGTCATCCTGTCCCATGCCGTCAAAACCAGCCTGTGCGTCTTCCTCAAAATGAGAAACCAGCGCAAGTGCGTTAGCCGATTGTTCTTTTACTGCAACTTGAGTCTTGCTCATGATTCGTGTTCCTTTTTTCGTTAAACGGATTTGATGATTGCCTTCTGGCCGATGTACACGCCAAAAAGCTCTGAGTCGAGTTCGTTGCCTCGCTCGACCTGCTCCTTCACCCATGCCTTAAGGGTCATGGGCTCTATCTTCTCCGCCTGGTCGACCGGGTAGCCTTGCTGGCGGAGGAGATCCAGTAGACGAACGCAAAGTTCGTCTTCGCCTCGGCCAAATCGTACCGAGACTGTGTTCTTAATAATGTCGTCAAAGCCGTGGTCCCTGAGCCATTGGTAGGCCTCAGCGCGGCGTGCTTCGGGAATAGAGGCGCTGTAGAAGGGCTTGACATCAATGCTGCTGCCATCCTCCATGATGAACTTCTTCATCCCCATGCCAGTCAAGGCCTCGGGGATTGCCTCTTCAGTGAGCTTGCGGAATTGCTCCTTCAAGCTTTTAAGCAGTGTTTCCTGCTCTTCAATGTCTTTTTCCAGTCCTTTGGCCCTCTTGGCGAGAGCCGCAACACCGGTGATCTGGTCATCCTGCACCTGCAGGGCACCAGCATCTTGCTCAAACAAATTCGTCAAACTCATCACTTTCTCCTTTCTTAGGAAACAGATCCACTTGGATCGGTATATAGCGACGCTCAAGCTTGTCCCATTTGAGACACTTGAAGCGACCGTGGTTCTTCGCTGCGGCTACGGCACTGATGATCCCTATCGCCGTCGGGTCTCCAATGAAGAGCAAAAAATCCTCATCACTGAATTTCTCCAGCTTTCGCTGAATGCGACGTACCGTTGGAACAACAGAAAATGCTATCTGCGCGTTGGGCGGCAGAATTGTCTCAATGTCACCGTAGTCCATTGCCGGGGAAATATTGTGGTTTCCTGTCTCGGAAACAACATAGACCTTAGGCACCTTAATTTCTCCTTTCTAAAAGCGAGCGACTAGTGTACACTCATTCCTACGGGGATTGCAACCCCCGCCAGAAAGAGAGAGCATGGAAGAGACTTTTTTAGCTAACTACCCGTTTAAGAACAAGCCGTTCCTGCATCAGCAGGCATACCTTTCCCGCTTTTGGAACCGTTCTGTGGCAGCACTTTTTGCTGACATGGGAACGGGCAAGAGCTTTATGGTCATCAACAACCTGGCCATGCTGTACGACCATGGAATGATCGATGGGGCGCTGATCATCGCACCAAAGGGTGTGTATCGCAACTGGCTTGACACCGAGATCCCTAAGCATTTACCCGCACACATCGTCTATCGGATGGCCATCTGGAGCCCCACGCCCCGCAAGGCGGAGAAGGCAGCGATGGACGAACTGTTCACGGTCACGGAGGATCTGAAGATCCTCATTATGAACGTCGAGGCCCTGTCCACCGAGAAGGGGGTCAAGTTTGCTCAACGGTTTTTGCTTTGCCACACGGCCTTCATGGCCGTCGACGAAAGCACCACCATCAAGACCCCCACCGCGTCGCGTGCCAAAAATTCCGTGAAAGTTGGCAAGTACGCAAAGTACCGACGCATCATGACCGGCTCGCCTGTGACCAAGAGTCCGCTGGATCTGTACCAGCAATGCGCATTTCTGTCGGACGAGTGCCTGAACATCAGCAGCTACTACGCTTTCCAGGCGCGTTATGCCGTGACGGTGGAGCGCACCTTGTCAACCCACAGCTTCAAGCAAATCGTGGGCTATCGACGCCTAGACGAGCTAAAAGAGAAGATGGATCGGTTTGCCTTCCGTGTGACCAAGGAGGAATGCCTAGATCTACCAGACAAGATGTTCACAAAGCGTGAGGTTGACCTGACGGACGAGCAGGTCAAGGCCTACATGGAGATGAAGTCCCTGGCGTTGTCCTCTTTCAAAGAGGGGATTGTTTCGACGGTAAACGCCCTGACCCAGATTATGAGGCTGCACCAGATCGTCTGTGGCCACGTCAAGCTTGACAGCGGAGAGATACTAGAGCTGCCGAACAATCGGATCAAGGAACTCCTCAGCATCATTGAGGAATCGGACGGCAAGATGATCATCTGGGCCAACTACCGGCATGACATCGAGGCCATCAAGCTGGCCCTGGCCAAGGAGTATGGGATGAATTTAGTCGCCACGTACTACGGCGACACGGAGTCTGAAGAGCGCCAGCGCATTGTCAACTCCTTCCAGGATCCTGACAGTGAACTGCGATTCTTTGTGGGCAACCCAAGTACTGGCGGCTACGGCTTAACGCTGACTCAGGCGTCGATCGTCGTGTACTACAGCAACAGCTTTGACCTGGAAAAGCGCCTGCAGTCGGAAGATCGTGCTCACCGCATTGGCCAGACTAAAAACGTGCTTTATATCGACCTGATTGCCCCTAAGACGGTGGACGAAAAGATTGTCAAGGCATTGAGAAGCAAGATTGACATCGCCACCCAGGTGATGGGAGAGGAATTGAAAGCATGGTTGATTTGATCCCGATTCGTAAGCTCTATCGGTACGAGGAGCTGACGCGAGAAGATGGCCAGGGCGGCCGCAAGTACGTCTATGGCGACCAGCGGCTGCCGAGCGTAACTACGATCCTGTCTGGCACAAAGGACAAGAAGGGCCTTGATGCGTGGGCCGAGAGGGTTGGTCAAGCGAACGCGGAGCGGATCAAGTCCGAAGCTGCTGCCGTTGGCACGCACATGCACGCGGTGATCGAGCGGATGATCGCGTACCGCGACCTACCCCGCCCCACCAACTGGCTCATGCTCAAGGGCTATGAGATGGGGTATCGGCTCATCAACACGTACTTCCAGAACATGCAGGAGATCTGGGGATCTGAGGTGGCCCTCTACTATCCGGAGAAATACGCCGGTACCACTGACCTGGTCTGCGTCTATCGAAACAAGCCCTGCATCATGGACTTCAAACAAAGTGTGAAGCCCAAAAAACGCGAGTGGATCGACGACTACTTCCACCAGCTTGGAGCGTATGCCCTGGCGCATGACATCGTCCACGGTACCGACATTGATTATGGCGTGATCCTGATGGCCAATCAGGACGGAACGACCGTGGAATACTCCACGGCCGGTTCCGAGTTCAAGCGGTACAAGGACGAATGGATGAAGCGGGTCGAGCAGTATCTCAACGCTTTTGCAACTGGGCCTGCCGCTCTTCCATGAGCTTCAGCCAGGACCGCCCTCAGGCTAGCCGCCAGCGACCATTGAACCGAGGCTATCCATTGGGAACAACTGCTCAAACATCATCCGGCTCGACTTGTTGGCCGCACCAGGAGATCCTTGATCAGCAGGTCCTGCGGGAGGCTTGGGACTACTTTGTGCTGGAGGTGATGTCACGCCAGGAACCCCTCGGGTTGCAGGAGCTGGAGGCAGCCGGTTAAGCATCTGGCTAGACTCCGATCGGAAAGGAATGCGGGGCTGCCCGGGTTGGGGGGCAGCAGGTGCGGGTAGGGTTATCCCAAAGTCTGACGCACGAAACTCCGGTTTTCCGAAGTCGTAATAGTTTGTTGGAGGAGGACGCCGTGGATACTGAGACTCGTCGTAAGACGCGTAATTAAGGCCCGCAGAAACCAAGTAGCCATGCAGCGCACGCGCCATCTGAAACTTCTCTCCCTCATTTCGGCCTCGTTTGAGCAAGTCAGCCATGAGTTGAGGATCTTGTGCAGCCTTCTCAATCAGGTTGCGGATCATCAACGTGGGCATCTTGTCGAAGATTTCCCGAGTGAATTTAGATCCTGCCTGGGCCACGATCAGACTGCCCGCGCCACTTGGCCCAACAAGGCCGCCACCGACCCTAGAACCTACGACCCGAAGAGCAAGCTCGGTCACTGCATCGGCGTTTTTGATGATGTCTTCTGGCAGCATCTGGCCGTTGGCAATGACTGTCTCGATCTTTGCCATGGGCTCCAAAATGCGACGCATGTTTTTCGCCTCTGATATCGACATGACGTTCTGTTGACGCATGAGCTGATATAGAGAAGGCTGACCATAAGCGATTGGCTCAAACAATGCGCGTTGGTATGCAGCAGGGCTAAACGCGGAATTCCCGCCAGCCTGCGTGAACGCATAATCAAATACCGCTGACTTCAGGCCGTTTTGTGCCGAAACCCCGCCTTTAGAAGCCAGTTGAACGAGATTGGAAAAGTTCCGAACAGGATTGCGGCTACGCAGTGCCTCAACGATGGCATCCTTTGCGTTTTCACCTGCAGTAAGTTTGGCAAAAGCTTCCTGGTCTTTTGCGTTCCTCATCAAAACGCTGTTTTCATCCAGAACTGCCCTGAAAGCGTTTTCTGCTCGGGCTGCATCTTGTAGATCGGGAGTGATTTGGAGACGATCTAAAGCTTCCCTGTGGTCACGCACAAACTTCTCAAGCTGGCGCGGGTTAACTCGTTGAGTCATTGGGTCGATGGTTTGTGCCGCAGCCAACCGGAAGATGCGAGTCTGTGCGTCAACGATTGAGGTGACGTTCTGTTTGGCTGCATCAGCAAACGGCTTTAAAGCCTGGGCCTGACGGCTGTTTGCGCCAAACTGCCTGACCACAGAGTCATACTGACGACCCATCAGGCCCACAGCCTCTTCAATATCCTGCATGCGCTTCCACGCAAGATCGTTGTTCGCGCCAAAGGCGCGCTGTACAACGATCTCTGGTGAGTAGCGAGCCACACCGCGTGTTCCAGCCTGCCCCAGTTCCCCCGCAAAGCTACGAGTGAAATGGTCATTCAGCGCACGAGAGAAGTTACGAGCGGTGTCGTAATTAGGCATGCGCATGCTATCTAGGTCTCGTAGAACTCCATCCGCCAGCTTCGCGTAAAAGCCAGCGTTTGCAACCTCCCCACGACTTGACGCGTTGCGTGCAAAGTCCAGCAAGTCACTGCGAATGTTGATCAGGTCCTCGACGTCAGTACGAGCGAACACCGATTCACGTCTCTGGGTCCGTGGTCCGGCAGGCCTGGTCGTGTATTGAGCAGGCACAACCCCTGTGTCTAAAAACTCCTGCGTACGGCGACCGGCAGCAAACTGCGCGATAGTGTCAGGAGTCACGCCCAGCCGACCCATGATAGAGCGTACATCCTCAGGCAAGGAGTTAAACCGCTCTGGGGACATGCTTGTTGCAATTTCCAAGGCCGAGCGCCCGGTGTTCTCTGGAATCACATTACGAGGCACCAGCGTCTCTGTTCCTTGAACCGTGCGCCGTTTTAGCGTGTCTCTATAGGCATTCAACCAGAGCTGCTTCTCAAACATCCGAGCGTCTCGTAGAGATTCCTCAGTTTTGTCGAGAATGATGCGACCAATCTCAGCCCTGCTGGCCGGGCTGTCGGTAGTAATATTCCTTGCACGTGCGGCAGCGTCTGCTTCAGCGGCTATCTGGCGAGCCGCCAACATATCCGAAAAGTTTTGAGACTCGATCTTAGCCGCCGCATTCAAGGCCTCCTGACTCCCTACGGCCCTCAGATTGGCAACAAGAACCTCGTACACCTGGAAGGTTTCACGGCCCTGCGCTCTGACTGCATTTCTAAAACCAGGACTACTGTGACCCAATGTGGTCTCTAGTACTGTGAGAGTGGGTGAGCCGGTTTTTTGAGCGGCGGTTGGCTTGGCTCCTGCAGGGAGGTTTGACTCAAGCCTTTGAATCAGTCTCGGAATGTCTTCGCCTGTTTCCTCTAAGATGGTGCGCAAGCGATCGGCTGCCCGCTGTTGCTGGGCATTTTCGCCCATGACTTTAGACGTGACATTGCGCAAGGCATCTTTTGCAGTACCAAGGCTCGTGACCACCATGCGGCCGGGGGTGAAAAATCCGCCTACGGTCTCGGCCACAAACCGCGTGGCAGGGGAGTTAGGGGCATACTCCACAGAAGCACCACCAAGGGCCCCCGCTGTGGTTGCACCCAGCGTTTCACCCACAGCAAATGACTTAGGGTGTGTAAAAGCAGTCTCTCGAGCCCGGTTCATGAACTGCGCGACACGGCCGCCTGTTTGAACCGGAACCATCCACGCAAAAGGCATCGCACCCAGGCCTTGCCCTGTCGTGATAGCACCTTCACGATAAGGCACAAGATCAGGCGAGCTTACTCCGGGGAAAAGCTTGTCGATGTCCTTTGACAAAAGCCACGCTGTCCCGATTCCAACGGCGGTGCCTATCGCAGGCATAAATGGAGCTGCTGGGCCGGTGAATGGCGCAATAGCTATACCGCCACGCAGTCCTATGGCTGCACCCCCGCTGATTGATAGGCCCTGCCCAGTGCCGATGCTAAGGCCATACAGCATTTCACGCCGAAGGTCTTCCCCACTGGGCTTGATAGGAGCACCTGTGACCATGCCAGGGGGAGCCGATCCCCCACTGGAAGGGGCATCGTACATTGAGGGCCCTGTGAAGTCGGCTTTAAGCCTTTCCCACCAGCTTAGATCTCCTGCTCCCACTCGGTCTTGCGGACCGCGTGGGCTGGTAATGAAGATAGGCTCATTTGGGTTTTGCGCGGGCTGAGGCGACGTCCCCTGGGGACGGGTTTCTTCGCTCATCTCCGACCTCCTTGTTGTGTTGCCTGGGGCTGTGGAACAACCGCCCAACGATCGCGGAAAATAATGATGGTGCCTGGAGCAAGTACCTTCAAGCGTGGATCGGTATCACTGTAGATCACGGGAGGAGCCCCTAATGTCATACGAAGCGCATGAATGTCCTGCACTGCACTTCTTGCATTGTTTTGCTTCTCAGCACTTAATTCAGTGTTGACGGCAGCCGACAACGCTTCTTTCTGCATTCTGCGCAGGGTGTCCTCTAAAACAAAGATCCGGCTCTTAAGGGCATCTGGGTTGTCCCACAGCTTGGGGTCAATTGAAATTTCTTTTGCAATCCTCTTTTGTTCCCCTTCCGCATAATGAGGATTAACGGCAAGAGCCTTCCCAAACTCACGTCCTGTCTGCTGAATAAACTCTCTCGCTTTGGACATCAGTTCGCTACCGATTGCACCGCCAATGCCTGGAGTGGCGTACGCAAAGCCTCCTATGGCAGATATGGGGCCTGTTCCAAGATTGGCTGCTGTAAACAGCGTCGGAGTTCCGCTACCAGGACGTTGGTAATACGTAACGCTGTCCGGATTTGTTGCGAACAGGTTGTAAGGTCGAAAAAACGATTGCTGTGGGATATTGACCGTCCCGTCTGGTTTAACTGACCACCCAGGTGGCAGTTTATTTTTCTGCTCCGGGGAAAGCAGTGCGACAATGGGACCAGACGGCGCAGGGGTAGTGGCTGCCGCTCCGGAAGCACTAGGTGTTGTTGAGGAAGAGACGTTCGGAGTAGTTGCGGTGCCTGCTCCAGAATCGCCCGACACAGTGGGAAGCGTAGTTGGGGCTCCAGAAGCACTCGAAGTAGTTGTGGCCGCTGTTCCTGAGGCCCTATTGTCAGAAGGACGACTGGGAGCGGCGTTTGTCCGCCCCTGGTCTGCATTAAGTTTTATGCGATCTGCAATGGCTTGCTTAACCGCAGCAGGAAGCTCATTTTGAAGGAGTTGGAAAGTTCGATTACCTCGGCTATCAGTGAACTCGTAGGGACGCTTTTGCGTGTAGTTCGTCACTGCGACCTCAAATAAACGGTCCTGATCCGGGGTCAGTGTTCCTTTGCCATAGCCAGGCGCTAGTTCGGTAAAGAACTGCAACGTACGACCCTCGACTCCACTACCGAACGGCGTGGTGGGCGACGCTCCTGCAATCTTTTGCCACGTTGCCCACTGAGCATCGGTAAGCTTGAGATTCTGTTCCCGAATTTTTGCTTGTTCCGCTTCTGTAGCTTGCAATGCGGCAAGTTTGATACTCTGGTCGGCCTTAGCTTGCTCCGCGATCCGTGCACCAAGCTTTCCTGGGAGCGGGGATACCGCACGCGAAAGACGAGAGATTGCGCTGCCGCGAAGTGGACGCCCCTGTTCATCGACGTTGGCAGCATAGTTAAACGCAGCCTGGCCGAAGTCCATCAAGGCCTGACCTTGAGCCACGTTTTTGTCAATTCCAAGAATTTGTAGGTACAACGGGACACGCTTTTGTGTCCCTGCCGCTAGATCCGGGACACTCAAGGGCTGCCTCAGTAGATAGTCGGCGACTTTCTGGCGAGCGAGCGCGATTGTATCGGCGGGCCAGTTACCAGTTGCAGCGGCAGGAGAGTCTGCGGGGGTCACTCCTGCCTCAGTAGACCCCGTCTGAAAATGTTGAACTAAGCCGCCCTTGTACATGTTCACGGGCGCAGGACCACCTGCACCAGCCATCAACGATTCAATGCCACCAGCAGGCATGCCTGCTGGCGTGGTTTCGGGTATCGGTGGCATGTCCATGCCTGGCCCCGCAGCCGGAGGCATAGGAGGCATACCGGGGGGCATTCCACCTGGCATAGCAGGTGGCATCATGCCCGGCGGGGGCTGGACCATGCCAGCGGCCGGTAGTGCACCGATCCCTTTTTGAGCCTCGGCTGCGAGCACGGGTTGCAGGAGCGCCAGAACCTCTGTCGGGGTGCTCGCTGCAGCGTTGTAGCCCACGAGGTCGGCAAGTTCCTCGACGCGAGCGTCGATCGATCGCATGTCACCACGCAGGTTATTCATGAGAATCTCGGGCGTCTTAGGAGTGCGCTCAGTCATCTTTGCGGTGTCGTAGTCACCAGACTCGTCTTCGCCCTCCAGTGCGGAAAGCTCTTCCTCGTCGAGCATGTCGGCGAAGCCTTGCATAATCCCTACGTTCTCGGGATCGATGTCCTTGTTCTTTTTCTTGAACATCGGACGGTCTAGGACCTTTGATTTCATAGTCTTTTCCTTATCCAAACAGCTTGTTCACGCCTGCGGCTGTCGTGGCCGCACCGACTGCCGTACCGATAACCTGTTGCAGGGGGCTTGCGCTCGGAGCAGATTGCGACGTAAGTGCCATCTGAGTGGACGGCGCTCCTTTATAGATATCAGACACAAAGCCCAACTGCTGATACGGGGCCATGGTCCGTTGTAGGTTGGTCATGCGCATTGCATCAAGCTGTGCCTGAGCATTCTGTTGCTCCTGCGTGCCGAGCTGCGACAGCAAAGCAACATCGCCTGCGTTGAGCTGAGAGTACAACTGTCCCAAAGCGGCCTGTTGCACGCCCATCGAGCCGATGCCCTGGCCAAGTTGACCAAGAAGTTGACCACGTTGAACATCGATTCCGGCCTGTTGCCCTGCCAAACCACCAATACCTTGCGCAAGTTGACCACGTAGTGCTGCACCAGCTTGTTGTAGCTGTGTTCCAGTGGTGGCCTGCTGCCCAAACTGAGCGCCGATATTGGCCATCTGGTTTGCTGCGGCAAGGCCCCGCTGCTGCTGTGCTTCAAACCCCTGCATGGCCGCTTGCTGTGCCTGCTGGTAATTCTGTGCGTAGTCCTGGGCGATCTGGCGAGCCATGACATCGCTCAGATTGCGCTGGAGTTCTGCCTGCTGAACGCCTTCGCGCATACCGCCAAATGCACCTGCCTTGACGGCCTGTGCTGCGGCCCCTTGCTGTTGGATCGCGTTTTGACGCTGCAGTTCACGCATGGTGTTTTGCGTGACGGCCTCTTGATAGGGGTTCATGTAGCCACGAACCATGTTCGGGTCGTAGCCGCCAGTGGCTCCGGCTGCACGGCCTGCAGCACCCGAGAGGTAGCCTTGGGCAGTCGTATAGTCAGGCCGCATTGCACCACCAGCCGCCTGCATCGCCCCTTCCATTCCAAGTTGAGCCTGGGAGAACTGTGGCGACACGTCGATACCTGCGATGCCCCGAGCTGCCGCTTGAGCCATGTTTTGGCCTTGCGTCAGACCAGTAGAACCGGCTTGAATATAAGGCTCGTAGGCTCCAATCCCCTGCTTGGCCAAGTTGGCTGCTTGGAGTGAAGATCGAGAAAGTCCGGCTGCCTCATAGGCAGGCAGGGTAAGCGGTTGTTGCGAATAAAGGCGTTGGGCCTCCTTGAGGAGACCCAGTTTATACGCCTCGATTTCCGGCGCTTCGCGGACTATCTGCCCGGTATAGGAAATATCTGCCATGGTTATGCTTTCCTCTCAAGCGCCTTCATTAAGGCATACATTTTCTTCGCTCCAGCGCGCCGTGATCCGTTGCCCGCGTTTCGTACTGCTTTGGCGGTGAACACAAATTCACCGTCTGAAAGCATCGCGGGGATGGAGTCCGATGTCCCGGTCCCAGGACCGTTAATAGGACCAGTCTTGCGCGGGAAGTGTGAGGGCTGGCCCCCGTGCGCGTAGCGGTCTAGCGATGCAATGCCCCCAGCCGCCGCCTTAAATGGCGGTTGATACATGTAGTCATAGGGGTTCAACGCGTATGAACTACGAGTGCCACCATACTGCAGCCCGTATGTTTGGGGATTACTCTTTAGCAGGTCAATTCCGGTAGGCCCAGAAAAACCCGGAGGAGGCTCAGGCTGCTCTTTTTTTAACCCACCAGTTAAAGCCATCGTCCCCAGTCCGGCTAGAGCCAAAGGACCATAGGTGCTGACAATGCCCGGCAGCGCAGCCTTATAAGCCTGAGAAAGAACGGAACCGGCAGGGGCGTTGATGATCTGTGCTTGGGTGACGCCAGGGAATTGTTTTTGCACTGCACTAATTGCTTCACCCACCCCGCGCTCTTGGATTTGTGAAGGAGAGATATTTCTGTAGGCAGCCTTGGCAGCGTCCGTGAAGTTGCCCTTTGACAAAGACTCCATAAACCCTGGGGGAGCAGCGGTTGTAGCCGCTGCTGTGTTCGCAACATTGCTTGCAGCAAAAGAAGAAGGCAGGGACTCGATGCCTACCTGTTGCACAGTCGGCGCCACCCCAGGGATTTTGATGCCCTCTCCAGAATAGCCTTGGAGGTTGATGCCTCCCTCGGGGCGTAGGAACGTAGCGTTTGCCGGAGGAGGTAGTGTTGTCGGTGACGGGACTACTGCCGGAGGAGCCGCTGCGGTATTCACTGCGGGGGCCGCTGCGGTATTCACTGCGGCAGGGATAATCTTGTTCGGCACGGGTACTGAAGTGACTGGATCGCTAGCAGCATTTACTGCATCTGCCGGAGTCAGTGGGCGAGAGACCACGACGGGCTGTTCAACAGCAAAAGTTTGAGCCGGGCCTTGACCAGTGGCCGCATCTACAGAAGGCACGGTAGAAGGAGGGGAGCCACTACCAGTAACCATCGTGCCCCTATTTTCTATAGGTGGCAAACCCTTTGACGCTGCCGCGCCGCCCTCATACCCCTCAGGCAGAGCGTTAAATATCGAGCTACCAAATCCCGCTGTAATGCCTGCAATCGCGCCTGTCTTAAGGGCGCTGCCCAAACTTTGGCCACTAGCAAGGCCAACAAGCGTGCTGGCCGCAAAGGTGTTCACGCCCACTGCCAACGAGCCTGTCAAGCCCGTGATCGAGCCCGCCGTACCGGCAAAGTTTAAACCAGCGGGGCCGAGGAAATACACGGCTGCGGCAGTCAAAACGATCTTGCCAATCGTGCTGCTGGCAATACTCTTGACCGCACTGCCAATAGCTTTACCTATGCTTTTAATCGCGTTGCCAATGCCTTTGAAGAGCTTGCCTAAGAAAAACTCAGGCAGGCCTGTTTGTGGATTAATCGTGCCAGAGCCACCGCGACGACGCAGCATGCGCGCTTCGCCTGGTGTAATGTGCGCCAGCATGGTGTCGCCCCTGCGGCCCATCTGAGAAAGGCCCAGCGCAATAGGATTCAGACTCGCAATACCGCCATTGGCCATGCGAATTGGTTCTTGAGGCGTGGACATTGAAAGCTGGTCCAACGCGATATTTAACGCGGCAAAAAAAGCCGGATCAAACTCTTCTGGGAGCAACTCTTCAGGGACTTCGTCTTCTTCAATCAGACGACGGCGGATCTCCGCATACTGTCCTGGATTGCCCATGATGACGTCGACCATTTGGCCCAACGCATCAATAACTTCTGCAGGCACCTTGAGGCCTGCAAGACGAGACTTGAACTCAGCAACAAGTTCGGGATTGACCGCAGCAATGCTGCTTAACATATCGTTGCCGAACTCTACCGGATTGGTTTTTGCATAGGATTCAATAACCGGGCTGAACAACTCCGGATTGATTGTTTCCGTATCGGCCGAGTTTTGGCCGGTGGGAGCTTGTTGGAGTCCCATAATCCCCTGTTGCATCGCGTCAGCCATGTGCTTTACCTTTCCATTGTCTGCCAAAGGCCAACACGGGCCGCGCGTCGGGAAAGGACGCGAATATGACAGGTATTATCCAATAGACCATCATGTTCTGTCCACAATCAGGCCAGAAACGACGACCGAAACTCCACTGCCAGAAGACTCGACCCGAAGGATGTCCAAGCCTTCCAAAATAAGGGGCCCTGTGGGCTTTGTTCCAATAACGTCATAAAACTCATTAGATGCCAGGCTATAGGCATTGACTAAATACTGAGTTCCAGACCCACCTGGGGAAAACGATACCCTAAGTGTCGAGGCAGCTCCCCCGGTATTGCAGAACCAGATGGAACGAACAATCATCACCGAGGCCTCAGCCACCTGAAATAGCGGAGTCGGCGTGGCCGCCGTTAAATCGCTGCGATATCGCTTATAAAGATTCGCCATCAATTGCCAAAGAACCAGGCCTGGGCCTGATCTTTGTCCTCCGTTACGGTTGGCGTGTACGTTTGATTAAGCTGAAAAATAATCTGCTCAAGCGAACGGACAAGCTGGTTAAACTGCTCGGGGTTGTACTCCCGAGATGCCACGGTCGGCAAACGTACGCTGGTGATCTTGCTCATCGTAGGCCATCCGGTTGAACATCAACTCGCCAAGTACCAAAGCGCCACCGTGAGTTAAGGGTGTCACTTGTGATCTGCATCGACATCTGTCGACCGCGTGCTCTAGTGTCCACCTTTTGGGTAGAAGGTGTAATGATGTAGGGATCCAGTGAACTGTTAGTGGCCGTGGCCTGCGGATATAGGCGCAGGAATAGTTCGACCTCAACATCCCCGACTTGATTTTTAAAGTCTGGAATAAATCGCTTCATGAACATCACCTGATCGCCGTCGCCAATATCAAAGTACCCTGCTTTTAGGAAGGCAACAATCGGGTCATTGACCGCATTAAATCCACTCTCTTGGTTGTACACCAGCGACCTACCGGCGGTTAACCCGTAAATAGTAGAAATTGTTGAAGCAGTTGAAGCAGGAAAATACTGGCAGCCAAGAGGTTTTGTGTACGTGCCCACGTCAATCCATGCCGTACGGGGCATTGAGCCAATGTGCCAGGTGTTTTCCAAGTAGTTGTAAGTCACAAAGCGATCGATGTAGTTTTCTCCAGCGGAGCAATACCACCAGGTCACTTCGTTGAACTGAGAATTCACGCCAACGTGAAACTTCTGAGCCTGCACAAGGTTGATGTTGCGGAATACGTATTCCTGGACACTGCAAGGCACCTTTTTTACCGTACCGTCGAACACGTAGAACGCTTCAACACCCATCCAAAAAGACAAGCCGTTGACGTCAACCGCTGCATGAGGGCCTACGCAGCCGCAATTTGCACCGAGTTGCTGAAAGCCAAACGTATAGGGCGGTCCAATGAACTGCATGCCATGGAGAGCCGTGTCGGTGAAGATGAGGATCTGACCGCGTGAGCGGATTGCCGACACGATTCTGCTGCCGTCATTGAGCCGTTGTCCACCGGCCGTGTTTGTTGCAGTTGGGACGAAGTCGCTGATATCCTCTTGTGAGGAGAATCGCACATACATCGGATCCTGCGTGTTCGCAGAACCAATCACGGTCTCTGTCCCAAAA